GTCAGTATCTTATTAGGATCCAAAGGAATCTGGAATGTTTTACATTCAGATAACTTTCTGAAGATAGGTTTATTACCATCTTTTTGGTTATTAAATGTACCATTAGATACATTTACTTGAGTAGGTACTACATGAGTAAGCCCTTCCTCTGGTAGTATGTATTTTCCATTCTTGTCCTTCTTACATTTCTCTAAGTAGAAAGATACTATTTTTTCTTTTTGAGCAGCAAGAGTATTTAAGTCTTCAGCAGCTTTAGATTCTTTAGGTACACTACCTAGTCTGTGTTGATAGTCGATTGCAGCTTTAGCGTTGCTTCTATATGCCGCAGCATATATCTCTCCATTCTTGTCTATAATCATGTAGACAGCTGCATTTCTATATGTAGTCGGATCATTAGGATCAAAAGCAGCTTCATTTGAGGACATAGTAGGTCCCGGAACAAAGTATACCTTAGCATCAGATAAGAAATTAGGATCACCCATAGCCTCTCCTAACTCTTTTCCTGAGTGTATATTCTTTGCTCCTTTTACTTTGAATGGAAGATCCATAGGCTTAGTAGCATCTGGTCTATAAAATAATGTTCTTCCTACTAACCAACTATTCATTATGCTAGTAGAAGACGAAAGACCCGGTACTATACCCTTTTCCTTCTCCTGTTCATTAGCTTTTTCCGATAGGGTCTTAGTAGAATCATCAGAGTATTGTTCAGCTAGATTCTCTTTCTCAATCTGTTCTTTAGTAACCTCTTTACCATTCAAGAACATTCTACCTTGATTATCTATAAAGTAGTCCTCTGCATCAGGAAATGCTTTATTTGCTGATCTTTCTAGAGCTACAGGATCAATGAAAGGAAGTTCTTCTGGTTGATCTTCTATCATAGTAGCTTTTATAGCATCTGGAATCTCGGGTTCTGTTTGAGGATCTAAGAAAGGATTATCATCAGATGTTAAACCAAAGTCATCGTCAGGATCTCTAAAGTTAGATGCATCCATAAGATTTTCCATATCTATCTTATCTTGTGTATCGTCTTTAGTATCTCTAGTTATCTCCTCTTCAGTTATATCATCAACAGTTCTTTCGTTTGATACATCTTCAGCATCATCTGCTACAGTAACTAGATCACTTATATCCATCTCTTCTATGTCTCCAGTCTCTTCATCCTTAGCAATTAACTTATCTTCTTCAGATTCAGTGTATACATCCTCTACCAGACTAGTTTCTTCTTCTCTCTGCTTAACATCTAAGTCAGTTGATGCTATTTGAGATCCAGAGTTATCTCCTTCTCCAGTTGGAGTAAAGTCAGGCTCTTCTTCTGATATCATCTGAGTATCTTGTGTATCCTCATTCTGAGCATCTTCTATTTCGCTTACTTCACTATAAGATCTGTCATTCTAAGTATATCTATCAAGATCTGCCTTAATAATATCATTAGCATACTTTCTAGCAGCATTTACAGACTCGTCTATAATATCATTTTGCTGTACATCTCTATTGTATCTAGCAATTATAGATCTATCGCTAGGAGCTTCTTGACCGTTGTCTTGTGCTTCTTTTGTATATCTATCACGTACTTCTTGTTGTTCTTGTTCTGATAATTGTGACCAGTTACGAATGTTGAAGTCAGCACGTCTGTTCATATCAGTTCTGAGTACTACTCCGTTCTAATATGCAGCACGTCGGTTTACAGCCTTACTAAGTAATCCAACAAGTATATTTTCATCTGCTATTAATTGCTCTAGTTCTGGATCAGTATTGATTCCAAATATATCTTTAAGCTATTTGAACATCTTCTTATCCTTCTTAGTAGCATCTTCTAACTATTTCTGTTTACGATTAATGTGATATACTACAGAAGCTATATTCTCGTCACTAACATCCAGACCGTTCTTCTTTGCTTGAGCAATAAAGGATTGCATGTCTTTGAGCTGTCTCTTCAGCTTATTCAGAACATTAAGAGTAGTGAATGTCTACTGAGCATCTCTTACTATACTAATTAGGTTCTCTTTAACTCCCCATGCTTCTCTTTCTGCATCAGACAAATTATCCCAATACTCATCCACTGAGTTTCTAAACTCATCAGAACTATATATTTGATTTACTTTTTCAGCAAGTTTCTTGTTGGCTTCCTTAGCTTGAGAGTTAAACACGCGTTCTAAGTCATACGCTTTCATTGCATTCTTAGCAAACGTCTTATGCTCCTCACTGCCTACTTTAATTCCTAATTGTTCTAAGTTCTCAGATACATTAGGATTATAGTATATACTCTCTAACTGTCTAGCTTTTTTAATATCTTCATCTATATCTTCTTGAGTAAGACCTTCTGGAGTAAATCTATCTCTAATGTCTTGAAGATTCTGAATCACATCTTGGGTATAACCCTTCTTTACTGCATTATACCATCTGTCTACTTTAATATCTTCTTCTTTATTACTAATGTCATAAGCAGCCATGTTACGTAACATCTTATTAGATTTCACATCTCTAATAAGTTGATGACCATCAGATATAGTAGTACCAGCACCACCCATTAACAAACCTATAAGAGCACCAACTTTCATGTTCTGCTCTAGTTCTTTGTCATTGTTCAAAGCTTCATCAGGATGTAAACCCATCAGAGCCATGTTGGCTTCTGCACCATATTGGAAGTTCTTAAAGAATGCATCCAGCAATGTCATCTTCTTAGGATCATACTTAGAACTTAATTCGTAATCTCTTTGAATTAAGTACTGCTGTCCTTCTTCTGTACCCTCTCCGAATGCGGTTACTCCAAGTTTAGTACCTAAACCTACCACAGTATTAAGTACGTCTCTATACTTATTGGCTTTAAATACATCTTTAGAAGCCATTCTGTATAGAGCTTTGTTTATTCTGTTATCTATAAACTTATCAGCTATATTCGCAACCTTAGTAAGTCCAGTGACTTTTGCTAAGCCTTTACCTCCTTGTTTAAGTAACTCTTTTGCTGATTTCACAGCAAGCTTACCTCCATAAGAGTATAAAGCCATATCCATGGCATCCCATACTCCTAAAGCCATGTTAGAAGTAAAGATATTATCCAGACCATTGTATGCACTAAGTTTGATATTCTCAAAGTTAGGATCATCAGTCTTGATATTATACAGAAGCATATCTTCAAGAATCTGCGGCATGGTCATTTCATCTGTATTAATTCCCCTAGCCTATAGTTTCTCAATACCTTGGTCTAATATTCTATCTACGTCCAGATTACCTGAATCCATTTGATTTACTATGTTATTCAAGTAAGCATCAAATACTTCAGCATTGGTTTCTTGAGTACGCTGATAATAACTGTTAGCTGCATTTAAACCAAACTCCCCGATAGCTAACAAAGCAGCTGAATAGGGATTTCCTCTCTTAGCGGCAGTTTTTGCAGCCATACTTACTAGTCTACCAAGAGTAGCAGTTTCTACAGTAGAAGCAATTTCTCCTAAAGAAGAACCTAACTGCGGTATTGCGTAAGGATAAGATTCTAGATCTCCCCAAGCAAACTCATTATTGTTTACTCTTTCTCTAAACTCTGGAGATATTTGATTAGGATCAAAGAACCAGCTACCTTCTTTTAAGATACCTTGTCTGTCTTTAATCTTTTGTACCTTAAGTTCTTGAGATGTTATACTATCATCATATAACTTCTACAAACTGTTTATAATACCAGTTCTATCAGGATTATTCCATACACTTTCTTTAGGCTTGATATTTAATACAGCATCACCATAACCAGTTTTAACGTACTCCTCGTATGCCTCAGCTTTGTTATCAAACATAGTAGATATACTAAGCATAAGTCTATCCCATAATGGTACTTTCTTAGGATCTACTTGCAATCCTATGGAAGTTGTTTTCTCTCCAGTAATACTGTTTGTTTCAAATCCATCGTAGTACAGAGGAGCTAACTTACTGTTACCTCTTATCAGTAACTCATAAGTCTAAGCATTCTGATCCAAATACGTCTATAACTGAGTTGCTTCCTATGGATCACCTTCTCCTGTACTTTGTATCTGATTTAATCTTTGTAGTTTCTCTTCATAGTCTTTCAAGAACTCTATACTTTGCATAGTACGTAGTTCTTTTCTGGCTAAATCACCTTCTAAGGATCTGATATTTGTTTCTACTGCTTTCTCTACAACAGATTGACCTAACTGGCTATTATATATATCGTAACCTCCTTTTATTGCAATACCTGCATTAGGAGTAAGAGCAATACCTGTAGCAACATTAAGTATCTTAGACCAGTTATAATCGTTGCTTTTCTCTTCTGGAGTCTCAGTACTGCCTTTTCTAGTATATATATCTGCTAAGTTAGAAGGTATATCATAATCATACTCCTATACCTACTATTTCCTCTCAGAAGTAGTAGGTATATTTTGTACGGTATCCATAGAACCATAAGTCATGGCGTTCATTTTGGGAGCGCCTACCATGAATTTGTTATCTTCCATATTATCTTAGATATCTGTTAGCTGAATCTTCTGCCTATGAATATTTTTCTTTAGTTCCAAGTGTTCTGACTTGTCGTTCGTAATTGGCATTTCTGGTAATAGTAGCTTCATTATTACCTATCTGTAGAGGATAAGTAGCATCAAACTCTACATACAGATCGGAATCATCTAGTTTCTTTCTAGTTAACTTCTTAGTAGTTTCTCCTTTTAGTACCTCTCCAGTTTTTGGATCATATTCTTGTGTGATCTCTATCTATTGTTTATCTATAATATCTCCCAGAGATACTACTTTACTACCTATTAACTTAGAGAAGTCTCCTTTACTAATTGATTCGAAACCAATGTTTCTTAACTGATCTATAGGTATATATACTTTACGTTTGTGATATACTTCATTATTATCACTAAGTACTTGACCAGATCCTTTAACAATAACATCTCTGAATTGATCGTTGTACCAAGCTTGTTGAATAGTAGCCATTGCCACAGATCTATCTTTCCATGCTTTTTTTTGTTTTTCATCTGAAGCATTCTGCATATTACTCATTGCATAACCTAGAGCTCCATTCTCATATCCAAGTAATCCAAACGTCATATCTGCGCCAAGTGTCATATTAGCTGTACTATTAGTAAGCTTTGCATCTTTACCCAGAGCTTCTCCACCACCTTCTACAAGTAGGCTAGTGTCTACTTCTTTAGATAAAGGCTGACTGATCATGTCTAATAGTTTTCTAGAAGCACTGTTTATTCCAGAAGCTTTACTCAAGCTATTCCATGCTGTCTTGAGATTGTTGCTCATATTTCTACTTGCTTTCTGATATACTTCAGAATTAGCTTGTCCACTAGCAACTGCGGATCTCTCTTCAGGAGTTAAACCTCCAAGAGTAGCTAAGTTATTTTGTACAGTAGTAGTAGCCAGTATTCTAGATAAGTCTGGCAATACTTGACTTGCTTCTGAAGCTCCAGCAGCCTTTGCCTTTAAACTATATCTCAACTGTTCTATGAAAGCAGGATCTACATCATACTTAGGTCTACGAGTTCTATCAATTTGTGATTGAGCTACTGCATTAATGAATTGAGATTTGGCAGCATTTGCATCACCGTTATTCATAGCTAAATACTCTTCAAAGTACTTCTGACCTTGTGGAGTATCAATTAAATCATTGAACTTAGCTGTAGCTACTGCCATAAGATCTTCCATATTATTACCAGTTACTACATATCTAGTACCATTTACATAATCCGTACCTAAGAAACCAGGTTTCAGATCATTAAAGTAAGGAGTACTAAGTTCATTCAGATTCATATAAGCTACTGGAGTAATGTCATCAAATATTTTACCAGTACCTAGAGTATCGTAGTTAGCTATATCTGACTTGTCCCAACTGTCTTTGAGTCTACCTTCTGCTTTCATTTTAGCTCTTGTCTGTAGACCCATTCTCTAATAGTCTGCACTTTCCTTTAATTGAGACAGAGCAGCATAATCTACACTATTTATTAATGATTGTAGTTGAGCTCTATTACTAGCGTCCTTCATATAGTCAGGATTAGATACCATTTGATTAATGGCATTCTGAAAGTCTTCTCTGCCAATAGTCATATTGTAATAATTTTCTGTATCTACTCTGGAAGGTGATCTAAATTCTCCAAACTTCTGTAACTGTGTAGTAAATTGTTCTGCCGCTTGATCTACTGCTTGTTTTTGTGCCGCACCTATTCTGTATAACTCACCAAAATTGATAGGCACATAAGTATTAATAAACTAAGCCTATGCGGCTTGATCGTACATATTTGCTGCCATATTATCCTTTCTTAAATTTTTTCATGAATGATGCGAAATCACTTGCTTTGTAACCAGCTTCTAGGAATGGTCCATACATTTCCAACATAGCCATATCTCTAGACTTTTGATTCTTCATAAGTTGTTTGTTCTGTGCGTACTGACTCAATTGACTCAGAGCTGTTCTTTGAATGTTTCTAGCAGCAGCTCTACTTCTAGCATTCATGTCAACAGCCATATTAGTAGCATTAACTCTTTGTTGCCCTAAACTATTCAAGGTACTAGCATAATCTGCTTTATACTGATTATTAACATTGCTAGCTGTAGAATATAAATCCGATATAGCTTTGTTAGCTGCAACCTGACTCTGAATTCTATACGCTAGATTAGCTCCAGTATTAGGATTGTAGTTAGCTGCATTGTAGTTACTAATAGCTCTGTTCTCACGGATAGCTCTCTCAGCTGGACTAATATCGAATCTACGGTTAGCCATCGTCTAATTTATCTGTGCTTCGTATGGATTATATACTGCATTGAAAGATTCAGGTTTTGCATACATATTAGATATAGTAGGAGCTAAAGCTGCAACATCTGTGAATAGATTCACTATTCCGGAACCCCAATCATTACTAGGAGTATTAGTAACTGTAGGATTAGATGTAGTAGGAGTGGAAGTACTAGATGTAGAAGATATGTACGGAGCTGTTTCATATGGTACTCTTGCTTGTGTTTCTCTACTAAGGTCCAATGTGTTCTATACTGGTTCTACCGTTCTAGTATTAGTAGTAGGTCTACTAGCAACAGATGCTTTACTACGTTGTTTAGTACCTTGACTACTAGCAGTAACAGTTGGTTTGGCAGCGGACACTACCGTTCTAGTATTAGTAGGTTGTGCAGTAGCAGGACCCGTAGCAGATAACAACCAGTATGGTATACCTCCATGCCATTCTCCTGTATTTACTGTATTGTCGGAAGCCTTAACTATATCATTTATAGAAATAGGTCCACTAGGTCTATTATCGTTGACAGTTGTGGCAGTAGAAGCAGGCGCATTCGATTGAGTTTTAGCTGCTGGTTGTTGTGTAGCTCCTGGTACGTATTGGTTGCTTTCATATACATCTTCCCAATAGTTCCAAGGTCTGTATAATCTATCTGCAACCTATACCATTCTCCCTTTATTATTAGCGGTAACTATACCTCCACCATCAAACTTCTATACCTTACTATTACTCTTCTTAGTTCCTTCTTGTATAGCAAACAGTCTATCATATATCATCTAGTCATGCATCTAGTTTAACATAGCTGCATTCTCTGCATACTTATCTTTAGACTTACTTGTTTTCTTAGACATTAATCTTTTACCCATCTGTGCAAACGTTTCTTTACTTCCCGGTACTTTTCTCTTATCACTAAGTATTCTAGTACCTTCTGGTAAGTTAACCAAGTTACTATCTGTTGGTTTACCTTCTTCTGGTACATTAACTATATCTCCTTGTGGAGTATTGAGTACCTCTCCATCATCTACATACGCTAAACTACTAGCTGTACCTCCGTAAGCCATTGTTTGTATATCTGTATCGTAGTCTTGATAGAATTCCTATTCATTCTAATAACCCATAGCTAAACTAGCCTGATTACTTCTAGCGTTAGCTATAGCTTGATCTCTTTGTCTCTCTATCTTTTTTCTATTCCTTTTTCCACCTCTGATACCAGTACCGTAATTAACAGTAATATTATCATCGTATGGATTAGATTGTAGATTTACTTTACCTTTAGTACCTGTTATACCAGATGCTAAACCAGCAACTCCACCAACTATTGCTCCTACTGGTCCACCAACTGCAAATCCAGCTGCTGCTCCCTTAGCTGCTCCACCGATTGTATTAGTTACGGTTTGCATATTAGCCTCTCCTTTAGTAGTAGCTGTAGCAGGAGCAGTTACATTACCTATCATAGAGTTAATAGCATCTCCAGCTTGACCTATACCTCCTATTCCTTGACCGCCTGCACTAGCTCCACCAAATAAATTCTATACTTTAGAACCAAACAATGGATTAGCAGAACTACCCGGGTTATAGTTACCGGGTGCATATTGCTGTACAGATGCTGGAGCTGTTAATTGTGTAGGCAATTGCTTACTGAAATCCGTCTATAGATACGGGGATTGTAGTGTCTGTGGGTTATAAGAAGTACCACCTCCTGAAAAACAATTCTTTTTATTTACTTTTCTCATACTAATGAATATCTATATGTTGTGTTAATATTAGGGAGTTTGAAGTTACGCTGATTGTCACAGTTAATTAAGTAATCACATATCATGTATTTACCTTTCATTCTACCCGGTAATGACATATCATCTTTACTTTCTTTCTCTCTACCCACAGCAAATCTATATGTATCTTCTCTTTGTTCTATTGGATTACTTACTTCAGTATCATCTTTAAAGATAGTTCCTTCTTGAGTCTTAGTAGTAAACTTAATATCCTACATCATCTCTTGAACATTATCGAACTCTCCACTAAAGAATACATTATCATAAGTTTTAGTAAGTAATGGATCCTTATTAATTATAATCTATAACTTAGAACGCATCTTATTTAACGGAAAATCTGCGTTTTCTTGTATCATCTAGTCTTTGATATACAAGAGCCTATCTGGGAATGCCAAGCAGTTATCTGGGTTAAGTGTATAGAATGATGAAAACTGTTGTAACTATTCATTGTATACTAGATCCTTATCCTCGAATCCCATCTGTACTTCATTAAATTTAGGATCGTATATACTTACTTTAGCTTTCTTAGTGTTATCGTTAAACCATGATTGTACGCTCTTCGCTTTAGACAACTTCTGTACTTGATTAGTATATGAACATACTTCATTCTTACTATCATCATACCAATACAAACCACTAGGAGTACCAATAATACTCTTATCATTAGGTGTATCAGAACCATTAGAAGTAGTTACATAATCATATCTATCTAGTACTCCACCAGTACCTAATACTAATGATGCTTGATCGTTATCTGTAATCAAAGATCTATCTCTAACAGCAGCTATACCTACAGCATCCTTCTACCAGAATAATAACTAATCATTGAAGTTCTTTAGATTAGTTATATCTCCATGAGATGAATCTACATCTAAGTAATCAGCAGCTTTGAAACTAGTCCAACTATCTGTTATTTCATTAGCTGTCTTAGTACCAGAGTATCTAATTCGATTACCAGACTTAAGATTACTTATAGAGTAAGTAGAATCTACTGCATACATCTATGCATCAGGTTGGATACTGTATGCATCATTATATGCATAATATGGTTTCTCTTGACTATGACCTCCATACGATCCACCAGCAGCAGTTATACCTAGATATGGATCAACGTAATCTAATCCACCACTTGCAACTCTAGATGCTGATTGACCATACATCAGAGCCATATTGATAGTAGTCTCAAACGGAATGTAATCTGATATAGAGATACCACAGTAAGTATCTGGGCATTGTTTATCTCCTGTAAGCTGTGGAATGTAGATCACAGTCTTGTTATCCAGTACTCCTAAGTAAGTATCACCACCAAACACATTAATATAACTACTAGATTCATTCTCTATTAAGTGACTGCTGTAAGTACTTATATATATAGAATTACTACGAGCATTATAAGTATTACCACCATAAGGTATATTAGTAGTCTTAATGTTTACTACAGGTGTAGTGAATGGAGTATAGTTGAACTGCTGTATAGCAGAAGCTACTCCAGAGTTAGCTTTAGTAGATAAGTTATTAGAAGTAGACATATCTGTACTAATATTATTAGGTACACCTATGTTGTTATTACTTCTATTTATTACTAAGCAGTTACCAAAGTAACCAGTCTTATTAGCATTAGTTCCATTATCTTGATCTTGGTTATGTGATACTGAAGCATTTAGGTATGTCTTTCCAGCAATGGATGAATGTCTAGATACAGCATCGTTCCATTCTAGAGCTTGCATAATCATAGGGTTAGTAACCTCAAGTATGTCAAACTTACCTCTTACACTATTACTTAGACCAGTATAATGAGCTACATAACGCTTACCAATCATATTAGTTATACCATTAAACTGATGTCCTAGTTGCATGGTACCATCTATTGATATAAGGAACATGTTATTATAATCATCAGAACTTGATACCAAATCACCAGCTCTAAACTAATACTTATCACTCTTCTGAGATTTCATCTCTCCACTCACCTGCGTATGCTCTACTATTAATTGAGTTCTGTCGGAAGAAATATAAGCGCCATAGTAATTCCTATCACCAACATTTACTACTCTGTTAGTTCTAGGATCCAAATACATACACAAGTCACCTGTACATCCTTTAATACTAGCAGCCATATCATCTTTGTTCATGTCTATTTCAGGACTTATCAGAGTTACTATACTACTATCTACTCTTTCTCCTAGCAACCATTTATAAACAAAACCAGTAACAGTAACATGGAAGCCATTCTTCTGATATGAGTTACCTAAGAATGTGTAAGGACGTCTAGTATTTTCAGATGCTATATCATACTCAGCATCTCTAACAGAGTGATACGGATACGATACAGTGGCTGATACTACAGCTTGTGTTAATACAGTTCTATCTTCCTTAGTTCTCTTGCATCTTACTATCTGATATGTGTGTGCACCATCAGGATAGTTCTTAACATTGAACCTAATACCTATTGGCTTTCCTTTCAATGATTGGTTATCTACATACCAAGGACATGCTTCATAACAATGTGGAAACTTAATATCACCAATCCAATATACAGGAGTAGCAATATTCTTATCATTAAAGAATACTATACCATATCTGTATATTTCATCTCTATGATGGCTTCTATACTTAGAAGCAAAGTATGGATCAGCGTAGTTCTTAAATCTACTATCAGATGCACTACCTAAAGTGACGGTTTCTACTAGAGAGCCATCTAGTTTGTTTATACGAATGGTATTATCTTTAGTAACATTAGTAGTTATAGATAAAGTATCTTGATACTGTTCGTCTAGAGTAATATCAGTAGTAATAAACTCGTAGTCTATGTTCAGACCAGTACCTCCAAGTACAGTAGTACCAAATTTATATTTGGTTACATTAGCTGCACTCATTGCATAGTCTGTCAAGTTATATGGGTTTATACAGTCATGATCTTCTGGTATATCTCTTAAGTAAGAGTTCAAGGTAGAGTTAGATAAAGTAACATCTATATTCTAATCAGAGCTAGCTCCTTTAAGTATTAATCTACCATTAGAAGTAAAACGATAAGCTCTAGCATCGTAATCAGGTTTCCATGTAGCTTCAGTTATATTAGCAGCGAATAAGATGTTATCCTTAGCTTCTATAGTTGCAGCTGCAAATGATGATTCCTGTGTCTTGTTAAACTCTTCTATAGTTAAAGTATTAAGAGCAGTTCCACCAACATCGGTGAAGCTGTATTCTTTAATAGAAGCAGATATAGTAGCTTCTTGGAATACTTCTATGATAGGATCCTCTGTATAATCACTGTAATGTATACGTATCAGTCTAATACTATCAAACAAACCTTCAGGTATATCATTAAGCCTAACAGTAAAGTTAACACTCTTACCAGAGTTAAGATCTTTATTAGCACCCATGTATTGCTGCTAGCCTGTTGACACATTGCTAGTAGTAAGGTGTATAGCATTACTTACTGGAGAGAAGTTAGTACTAGAACCACGAGCATTGAATAACTGATATGAATACTGTACCATACCTGTTTTTAACTGACCACCACCTAATGATGTTACTTCAGGTTGAGTAAGTAAAGCAGAAATCTGTATATCTAGTAGGCTAGGATTCTTCAGATTACCTGCACTATCAAGATATGAATTCTCTTTACCAGATACATATACATACTTATCATCCATTATGTTAAGAGTCTTTATGATCTACTCTGGACAAGCTATGTATAGTTTAATAATTCCTTCTGATTCGTAATTAGCTACTATCTTAATGTTAGAATCTACAGTATAACCCAGCTTACCTTTTACTACTATAGTGTGTTTCAGAGGCGGGTTATCATAGTTATCTACTCTATGAATTCTATTTACATGAGCATCATCTACAGTAATAATAATCCCATACTTATCTATAGTAGTAGTAGCTAGTATCTTTTCATCATAGAACAGAAAGTCTCCTCCTTCTACTAACTTTACATCCTGTATGTTCTACAGTACACCAGTGCTCCCATCAGTATCGGTTATAACGCGAACATTCTCAGCATAACGATACTAGTTATTAGGAACCATAGTAATGTCAGCATCTAGGTTCAATCCTCCTGTAAATGTATTTGTCTGTAATGTATTACTCATGGTCTATTCCAGTTATATAATATTTGTTCATCTCCTGTAGTTTCAAAGAAAGTATCATGATCTCTGAATTCAGTATATGGTTTATGCCATACGTTCTTGATAGTTTCTAGTTCATCTACAGTAGGCATCATGGCTTCTGCATAAGCTTGCTTACGATAGAAGTTCCACGAGCTTCTCATATCATAGTATATGTTCTAACTAAGTTGTCCTTTCAAATATTTAGGATAGGACATCTTCATTGCTACATACCAGAAGATAGCTTCAAAGTATGAAGGTATATCTGGTATCATAGGCATACTATCTTCATCAGTAGGTATAGCGTGATAAGATACTTTAACCCAACCACATGGTACATTAACTGTAATGTAACCCGGTTTAGTAGAGTACTGTAGGCTAGTATTGAATGTAGCAGGATTACCTACTATAAGTCTACCATTGTTACTAGGTACAGTATACTGATTTACTAAAGCACTAAGTGTTTGTTTAATGTTCTAATCACTGTTGAGTATCTCTAATGCATCCTTATCATTATCTAAGTTAAAGATATTCTTTACTAGTGGAAGTAAAGCATTATCTTGTATCAACATCTTAGGATCACATTCTCCACACTTCTTATATATACCAAAAGAGTTAGTCACCTTTCTCATTGGTAACCAACCACAACTATTCTCAAATGAGAATGCAACTTGATTTAATCTATACAGATCACACGGTAGTTTAGCTTGATAGTCACATATCTTCAGATTAGCTACTTTGTGTTCTAACTATTGAACAGCTCCAATCTTTTCCATGGCTTCAGATATCCACTCTCGTATGTCCGTTATTTTAATATCGTCTTCTTTTAAATCCAAATCAGCTATAATCTTAGCAATAACTGCTTTGGATGATACCATATTATTATTTATCATAATTATTATCTTTGTGATATTTCCATTTAAATCCGTACGCTGATTTGTATTTTCCCTAACAACATCTTTTTATAGATACTCTTTTGTTAATATTGCCCATATGTTTTGCAGCGTCTGCTATAGAATCATATGTGCACATATAAGTATTATCTAATGAGTACATATCTATCTTTTTTCTCTGTGATGCAACAAGGGCACTGGTTTTCATCCATTCTGATTTTTTCTATAGACTTGACTCGCTCCACTGTCTGTTTTTATTACTATTAGCAATTATCTACTTATGAGCCTCTGATATAGCGTGTCCACTATTGTGTATTCCAGTGGTTTTTCCTGCAACCTTACATATATTGTAGTCACCCAGTTCATCTATATATTTCTATTCGATAAATAGCAAAGTATCCTTCACGTCTTCGCAAGTTTCTAATATCAAAAAACCGAAATGTTTCTATCCATATTTATTGAAAGCGCGCTATAATATAGTATTAGAATGTTTATTATTACATAGTTCATTGAAATGCTAACGGTATCTTCTTCTTATAGAGCTGCTAGATCCAATATATTTTTTATTGTTCAATAGATTAACTATAGCGTATACCCCAGATACGTCATCAAATTGGTACTATCCGTCCTACTTGAATTCAAATATATTATCGAATTTCAACATAATCGTGTTCTCTATTCTTAATTATCTATGCTAGCCTTCTCTTATTAGCTCTTGAAGCTACGAACTAATACTTTGTCTTATTAGTAAGTAGACAATCCTTCTTACTCCACAGGAATCTAAACTTGTAGTAATTACTGTGTTCGTTAATAAAGTAAATAGGTTTACCTTGTATCTTACTTTCGTGATAATCTATTCTTAAGCTCTTGTTATCAAAGTTCTTAGGCTATCTCTTAACTATACTTAGATTACCTAGTCTACATGGAAGTTTAAACTCTCTGCTGTTATCCATAACTTCCTCTACTATATACTTAAAGTAATCTTCAACTATATGTCTGTATGTTTTGTAGTCAACATCATATACAGTATCTCTTTCGATCTAAGATAAGTAGAACTCATAGAAGTCTGTTATAGTATACGATTTTTTCATTGCTATCTAACATTAATGTTCTACATATCATCTCTAGAGTTATTAGTTTCATCACTAGGCATCTGATGCATGATATTTAACTCTTTACTAAAGATCATATCTTTAATAACTGGTATCATATGTGCAGGTACAGGATATTCACTATCAGGATCAAAGCATTCATTTAAGTCTGCCGGATTCTCTGCTATGATTCCTATCTCTACCCATTCTAGTTGATTGTCACTACCTTCGATATATAACCTGTTGTTCTTAATATAAGCGATGTAATCACCACAGGTATACTTTCTGTATCTTTGATATTTCATTTTAGTTTCATGACCTAGCTGAATAAGATTACCGTACATGTCCTTGACATATACTAAACCGGTCCTGAAATGGAAGTCTATTAGTTTAGGTAGTTCTATATTACTCTTATACTCTATCTTACCAGCTACAGTATCTACTTTGTCTAAGTGTATACATGGCATAGTCTAGATGTACATTGGATTAATATCTCTACCTTTGTCTATATCTTGCTTTATAAGTACAGCTCGATAATTAGCTATCCATTGTTCGATCTATATCCTACTTATATGTTCTGATTCAGCTACAGAACTATTGCGCAATTCAAGTAGAATATCATCAATAATAGTATTTAAGGTATTTAATTTCATAATGCATTATTTATTAAATATACTTATAACGTATTTTAAGCTTCTCTAAGCTCTTTTGTGTGTTGGATAGTACAACTGATCGACCAATATAATAGCGTTTGTCTAAACGTCTTAAAATAAAAAAGGCTAGTATTAACTAGCCTCATTCATTGCATTCTGTATGTTCTATGGTAACATCTGTTTCATCTAAGGTGGAACCATATTACTTGCCTGCTTTATTAAATCTTTAAGTTCTTTAACCTAATCTTGTAGTTCCTATATTCTAGGATCTTCTTTCTCAGGTTCTTTCTCTGTATAGTCTAACTACTTAAGTATAGCTTCACATTTTGTCATTTCTTCATCATACCTAGCAACAGCTTCTTTCTTTGCTTTGTATTCATTGTAACTAGACTTAACCATGTTGACTATATGCTGTTTATCTGTAGCTACAGTAAGACCTAATTGAGTATCATTAATCAATGATTTACCTTCTTCTACTGTTAGCTTCTTTTGTTCACCACCACAACTTATAACTATGTCTACTAACTTCTTTCTATTCTAGTTAGGCATTGGAAACTACTATGGTGGTAGTGGTTCGTCATACACTTTAGATACACTTACTATATTACCAGCAAAGTAATTAGTACTCTTCTTAAATGTACCTATGATTTCTAATACATATATAGGATCGCCTATACTCAATTGCGAAAATGTTATCATAATAAGTATTTGTTTAAGGGCTCCGAAGAGCCCTTGTTAATATTAAGCTGCCTGTGCAGCTATGTTTGTAGGATATGCATTTACTAATTGATAAGTGTTATTACATTTATTATAGTAAATCAAATATCTGAAATTGAGTTGTAAGTCACCGGCTTGTACTTCTTCTTGTAATGCATTACGAAGCATGCTTTGAGTAGTATTGTTCTCTGCATTATCATCTGATAAACCAACTGGAAGAGAAGCGTCAGCTGTAGCAGATGCCTGTCTTACATCCAAGAAAAACAGTCCTTCTTTAGGCAAACTAAGGAATTCCTGATGATTTACATCATATCTTACTTCTGTAGTAGTAGCAGATATACCTGTAGTTCTAAGTACAGGTATACCAGAGATTGTATTCAATCTTCTGCGACGTCTACCGAAGAAGAACGGATTAAAAGGACCAAACGGGAATAGTGTCTGTTGAGTGTTATAGAAAGGAAACATAATTACCTCCTTTCTTATTAGCAACCACAGTTGTTATAACCTACTCCGTAGTTTGCATAAGTATCACCAGCAAAAGCTCCGAAAGCAGCAGCTTTGAAAACTTCCGGGTTGTAAACAGACAGCTGAGGATACGGTACACTTACAGTATTAGGAAGTTTGCACTTAATACCGTCAACGTCAGATTGCAATGCATTCAGTTTAGTAACGATAGGTGTAGTTGCCTGACTTATCATCGTACCAAATGTAGCAGTCTGATGTTCTTGACTTAATTGAGATACCAGCGTAGAATTTCTTTCACGCAAGGAGTCAATCTTGTCAAGCAGTGCTTGATTCTGCATAGCGTCAAGTTTAGCTATAATAGCGTTAGTATTTGCAGTACCATTATCACGCAAAGATAATGTATTGCTGTTCATTGTGTTAACCAAGTTGTTAGTCTGATTGCATACAGCCAACTGATTATCGTAACCCATCTTAGTCAGGTTAAGATTTACACCATCAATAGATCTCTAAGTGGTGCAGCAGCAGTTTGCCAATTCAGAAGCAAGAGATGCATTACCTGAAGTAATAGCATTTATTACTTGCTGGCTAGACAGTTTAGTGTCACAAGCAATCTGACTTACACTAGCATTGATAGTATTCAATGCGCTCTGTACTGAGTTAAAGTCACAATTCAAAGTATTAGACAAGTTGCTGATAGCTTCTTTGTTACCATTGATAGCTTGCATCAACAGACTAGTATTAGCGTCAGTGTTCAACTGAGAAGCAAGTTGAGAAGCTTCGCCACCTCTGTTACCGAAGCCATTGCCTCCCCAGCCACCCCAGCAGAAGAAGATCAGGATAATCCAGATCCACCACCATCCGCCGTTACCGCCGAATCCGCCATTGTTATTCATCATAGCCATCAAAGCAGCAGGGTCCATACCTTTATTTGCGTTCTGCATTAAAGCAGCCAGACCAGCGTCGAAACCGCGGTCTTGAAGGATAATTTTATCTTCTAACATAATTGTTGATTTTATTTAGGATTGATTTTATTTGATTAATATCTAATGTAGCGCACAGAACGACCACGTTTGAGTTCATCTTCGTAGGGAAACATTTTCTCCTTCTCATAGTCCCTCTCGTCGTATTCTCTGTCATATTCTCTACGTCTACCATATGAAGATCTTCCCATTCTTCCGCCTCTACGAAAGTTACCGTAGGCTTCATCATCGTCATCATCTTCATATCTGCTGTAGTTTCTGTCGAAGAGTTCATCTTCAGCTTCTCTAATCTTGTCGCACATGATATAAATATAGTAATACCACATCTTACCTTCGTCGATATCTTTGTCACATAACCAAGCTTTAGCTAGTTCTACAAAGTACTTAGCGTTGTTAGAGCCAGTCATGTTAACTATCACTCTATAGTAATCAGAGTAAACCATATTCAATGCAACATACCAATCGTATTTGTTGAACTTATCATCAAAACGAATTCCATACTGATTAGCTAAGGCAGAAGTTTCCTCTAATGACCAGTGTTGACCTTTAGAGCCGTCCTCATTCTCCATCTTACTTACAGCTTTACGCGCATGTTCGTCATCAAAGTGAGGACCATGCTTAGCTTCATAAGCTTTTGTACGGATTATTCTATGCATATTATTATTGATTAATTTTAATATTTTGTTTGATTATTCCGTAACTTCAACTATCCTAGTATCTGTTACTTTAATTAAGTCATTGCTGTTATATATCTGATACTTTCTGATACGATCTTTCTTCCAATCAAAGTGTAAGAACCTCTAGAAGCCATTCTTATACTTATTACGATATTCTTTTTTCTCTTCTACGAACAATACTTGAGAGTTCCTTAAATCTAGTATGGCGGTTAAGATTGAGTCTTTTCTTTCTACTGTGATAGTAGTTAAAGGATTTAGCTTTAAGTCTTCCTTAAAGTCTACTTCTTTAGTTATTATTTTAGTAATAGTATCCTTCATTTCTGTATTGATTACTTGTACCTACTAGAGGTTCTTGTCTTTGATCTTTAATTTTTTCTACACTTCTTTGGCAGTCTAGAGTAAACTATCATTTGAATTATTTAGATCTACTACCTTCAACTGAAGTGTTCTATTATCGTCTCTTAATCTACTTGTCAAACTCTGGTAATATTCGTAATTATTTGTTACTTGTCCTAGACGTTCATCTAGAACCTATATCTTCTTACTCTAATAAAAACAAAAGGCAGCCAAACCAATTATGATAGTGACTGCCAATTTACTGAGATAACTCTTAATCTCTGATAACATGTTATTCTGTTTTAAATTCTGGTAACATATACTAGATTGCTAGCGCACTAGATCTAGACATTTTTTCTACTAGTTCTACATCTACTTCATTTTCATCGAAGTCATGAATGTAGCCTATTACTATACTTCCAATCCAGTTATTCTTTTCGTCTGATAACTTTCGTATAGCAGTAGTATGACAACCGTTACTTGTCATTATAGATTTAATCTTGTTATCCAGATTAGATGATTCAATATCTTTTATGAACAAATAATCTTGGTTTGCTAGTTCTGATACGAAGTTAGCTACTGATTCAATCTTAATATCACATAGAGATTCTCTTACTGAAGATACTCCGTACTTCTTTACTTCAAGCGTAGCAGATATGAACATCTCTCTATACAAAGGATGTGGTTGAATTAGGTATACTCTATCCGCTTTGAGGAAGTATAATAACTCCCACAACTCACCATATATAGTAGCAATGCTACCAGCCTTCTTTACGTTATTCTGATGTTCTTCTTTTCTCCATTTCTCAATCTTATAGTCAGTCATTTTATTTTTAGTATACTGATTATAAGTAAACCAGAGTGCTGCGATAGAAGCTATTCCTGTAAGTATCTGTGGTAAAAACTCTATAAACATTTGAGATATCTTTAAAAAAATTAATCCTAGCGCAAACTTTATGTACTAGGATCTGACAATGAATCTGAAAACTACTTATAAAACGTAGTTATATGTATTAGGTTCTCTTACGTTTACTTGTATTAATGTATTCCAATAGCTCTTTATGTTTTGTCATTTTACTTAAAAGATTCTTACCATTACAATATTTAATCCAACCTATATAACTACAGATCTTCTATTTGTATTCACTCTTACTAAGATCATCTCTTCTGTTTAATTTACTAATCTTTCTACAGAAGTTCTTTTTAATAGTTTTCCTTAGAAGAACATGAGTGTGATATACTCTATATCCTACAAAGTCTATTCCTCTAGAATCTACTTTGAATATCTGCCAATTGTCTTTAAACTTTATATTGAGTTTAGTTTCAATATACTCTTTCATGTCTTTGAACAACTGACGTAGTTCTTCTTTGTCTTTTCCTAATATTACTATATCGTCTGCGTACCTGAAATAGTATTTTATATGTTTCTCTTCTTTAATCCAGTGATCAAGATATGTAAGATATAAGTTGGCAAAGAATTGTGATAAGTAATTACCAATAGGTACTCCATCTGCGGAGTCTATTATTTCATCTAATAACGCTAGTAACTTCTTATCCTTTATCTTTCTCCTTACTATCTACTTTAATATATCGTGGTCGATAGAAGGATAGAACTTTCTAATATCTAACTTTAAACAGTACTATGTGTTAGCTACGTCTTTCAATGCAGCTTTAACGTCCTTTAATGCTTTGTGAATACCACGGTTCTTAATACAGCTATAAGTACCTTTAACGAAACAAGATACCCATATAGGTTCCATTATATTCATAATAGCATGATGTACTATTCTATCTGGATAGTATGGTAACTTAAAGATCTCTCTTTCTTTAGGTTCGTATATCTTATAAATGAAATACTCCGAGGTCTTATATGTACCATTTATTAGTTTATCCTGTAGATCCAAAAGCAATTGTTCTTTGTTCTTATCAAATTGTATTACTTCTGGTCTATGTTGTTTGTGTCTTCTAGCTTTTTTATCAGCCAGGTGTAAGTTATCTAAACTTACTATTTTATCAAATAAATTATTATATCTTTTCATCTGGAAACCCTTACTGAATTTTCACAATGTTACTAATACAGCTAATAAGTTTGTAGTTTTTTACCTAGAGGTAAAGTCTTCTCCTACAGCATCTTTTAAATATCTTTCTGTTTTATTATTGCAGGGTTCAGCGAGCTGACATTAGCATTGGCATTACTGAGCTCATTGTTAGAATTAACATTGAGTAACCTAGCATTCGTGCTATTCTCAGTGTTACTGCTTTTCAACGCCGGAGAACAACTTACCTATATTTTAAATCAATAGATTACGGTATATAGGTTAACCGAGAGCCGACAGTAGCAAGGGCAAGACCGAGCCCATGGCCGGAAGAATAAACAGAGAGCAACCCAGCAGTCGCGCCATCCCCAGCGTTACCGCCCAATAGAAATAATCTATCAGTCGTGCTGTTATTGGTCCAGTTATAATCACACCAATAGGTTGTAGTGCTACCGCCGTACGTTTCATCAATTGGGGGAACTAAATCAAAGGCTGCATTGTATACCAATTTCTTTTTATAACCTTCATTCGTAACTGTACTGCATTGGTATTTGTAGTCATTGATATTAGTAGATCCAAACGTGCTTACGTCGTCATTTAGGTAAACATCATTCTTTTGAGTTTGTTGATTATAATGTATAAAACTGTCTATAGTATTTTTCCATACATGTCCAAAAGGATTCTCGATACCTCTATAACTAGGTACTTCAAATGTTCTCTTAGTTACAGTTCCTTCTGCATCTGTATTATCTACAGTAACGGAAGTAACACCTGTATAGTTCCCGTGTTCGTCTGTACTACCACAAGGTATAAAGCTCCAAGTATCAGTACCATTTACTTTAATAGTACCTGTAGTAACTCCATTACCAAGACCTCCTTGATGATAACCTTCAGCTGTAAGTTCAGCGTTGAAAGCTTTCTGTGAGTTAGTACAAGCGTATTCTACTAAGTAAAGTATAGTTAATATTCTATGAGCTTTATAAGTATACATATTCCAGTTCATAGTATCAGAGTTATTAGCTCTAGCTCTCTGTTGCATAGTAACTCTATTAGTACTTACTAAAGGGACACTAGTACCATCGTTGATAGACTTAAGAACATTGTTTACATTAGTAGCTTCATATGCTGAGATATAGAACTTCTCTACATGTTCTGCTTCTGGAATGTGAGGATTATTAGGATAGAGATTCAGATATACTGTAGTATCATCTGTCATACATTTATACCAGAACTCTGGTATCTCAACCATAGTATTAAGAGTCATATCTCTATCTGTACCATCTTCATACTTAGTTCTATCTGTAGGATTAAGATACTTAACTATACCATCTGAAGTAATAGTACAAGACTTCATCTTAGACTGTATAGGTAGTTCTTTATGCCAAGGCATATAACCTGTTCTAGTTAGAATAGTATTCTGAGGTTCAAGAGGAAAGCTGACGCCATAGTAATTAGTGAATACGTTCACATCACCTAAGTATGCAGCTATAATATTTCTATCTCCTAGTTTCATATTATTCGTGAATTAAATAAAGTGTTTTAGAATCTTTAGTCTGTAGAGCTTCATATTCAGCTTGAGTCATAGCAACTACATTAGATACATCATCTGAAGCTACACAATGACTAAGGTCTACTGTTTCAGATAACTTATCCCATTCAGCAGGATTAGCTACAATACATACATAGTTAGCACCAGTATCTGTTAGATTATATACGTCTCCAACTACAGCTGTAGCAGGTAGTGCTTCGAAATTAGCTACAGAACCTTTCACTCTATATACAGATGCTACTTTAGCATCTACTTGTTCCTTAGTATATGCATCCTAAATGCCATAACCAGACAGAGTAGTAGCTTTATTTGCTTTATTAGCTAGTTCTTTGTTAATAGATTCAATTAGATCATTATCAGTAATAGTACTCCATTCAGATCCAGTCCATGCTTTAATACATCTACCATATGGATCAGTTTGTAAGTCTATCCAATACTGTACTTCTTTGTGATTGGGAGTTGACTTACTAGGTACGAAATTTATAGTTTCTCTCATAGTTGTTCTTCTTTATTAGTCCATTTATCACTGCTTAACAATTTCTGTAATTCTTCTCCTTCATAGGTAGGATACGGATATACTACTTCCGGAGTTTCATCTTCTTCTGTTAAAGGTAATGTCATTGCTGATGGGAATAGTAATTCATAGTTAGCAACTTTCATTATTACTTTAGTTCCATCCACACTATAACGAAATACTAAATGTAATTCATCTAATGTTTCTTGTGTTATGTCAACCAGCTCTTCAGCTGGTACTACTATATATTTCATTCTTGTATAAATATTTTGTTATTTAAATCAATTATTTCGTCTTTCTTCATTCTGTATTGCCTTCTATTCCTACGTACTCATTCAGCTCTAAAATCTTGTCATCTGTTGAGATGTTGTCGAAGAGCATGAAGTCGTAGAGAGCCATTTTAGTAAAGTAAGCATCGCGTACTCTATTTGAACCAATAACAGGAGAAGATGTATTTGTCCCTGTACTTAATTCATTTGTAATAGTTATATTATGAGTAATAGCCCTCAATTCAGATGCTTTGATATTTTTATTCAAAATACCATCAATATATGTTTGCCCATTATTTCTTGCCTGATAAGCAAAAACAGGATTATTATTATTGTCCACATCAGCATTATAGATAGCAAACTCATTAGGATAACCTCTTTGGTCGTATAGGATAGCATCTGCAATTGTCTTGTCCCAATTCACCTTCATCAACATCTGTTTACCTCCACTAGACAAAGTAGGAATAGTAACAAAGTCATCTACACCATCCAACTGGTATGAACCATCTTCATTAACTCCACTTCCTTCCGCATAAGCAGAATTGTTTATCTTACCATTATTACCGTGACCGGATATATCGGGGATATAACCTAATATCTTGTAACTAGAATTTGGAATACGTAGTAGTCTAGGAGATAGGATACAGTTAGGTTCATTATTATCAAATATATAAGCACTTTTAGCCTTAAATACCATTGTTTTTTCAACAATAGCTTTATAACTAGTTACTTGATTGCCATTCAATAATAATCCAAATATATTATATATATTAGGAAGTAGATTAGAATCAGCGGCAGAACCTATTCTAGTAATAGTAGAACCTACTCTGAATTTACCTCCCCAAGATACTTCATTACCGTTTTCATCGTTGAATCTCAATAGAACTGGATATGGCTGCACAATATCCTCGTATCTAATGTACTCGTCAATAGTGATGTTTACTTCTTGCGGAGAATCATAATTATATATTTGGTTAATATTAAAAGCCGTATCATCAACGGAACTTCTTCTATAACCAATATTTACTCCGTTAAATGTAAATACTGTAAGTTCATCAACATTATTTTTTAGATAAAGATTGGCTCTAAGATAAGCATCTTTAGGTATATAATCGCCTATATTAATTCTCTTTTGATAATTATTTAAATAAAAATCTAACCTAACATATTCTACATTACTTGTAATAACAGGTTCAAATTTTACGTAGTTTTCATCCTGTTCAATAGTCATAGTAATCTTCTGTGGAGATTTCTTAATGCCATAGAACTTAACATCATAGATAAAATCTGTGCTAGACTTTTCAATAGTTATATTATCGAAAGCATCAGAAGTTACTTTAGATACTTTATAACCATTAGGAACAGTAATATTAGTTTTAATATCATTTCCTACTGAAACATAATCTCCTACATTTACTACATTCCAATCCTTATCCCAATAGTTTATCTTTAAAGTGTCTATGTTACTCTTGATAATAGGTCTAAACTCCATCATATTCGGATACAGCGTACCCAGCTTATGCTTCTTCAACTGACGCTCTATCAAGAACTCGGACATACTATATGGGAAGGACATGAGAGAGTAGATAGCTCCGTTGAAGAACCTAGAATCATTATCTCTTACTAATGCTAACCACATTGAATCACCATCTACGCCAGTACCAGCTGTCATATCAAACCCTTCATTTTATACTTAGTCTGATAATAGATCTGTCTATCTAAGTCAGTGTATGTATTAGCATTTGCAGTTCCGAAAGAGTATGAGTTCATAGGTGTTCCAGTACTACCAATTAAGTTCATCAAGAATGCGCCTTGTCCAGCTGCATGAGCTTTAGATAAGATGCCAGTAGTGCCTTTACCTTCAATATAACCTATATCAAATCTTTGATAGTCTATAATAGTAGTATAGTCTTTATAAGCAGGAAGTCCTGTTACTTTACCAAAGTCATTAACTCCATCTGTTATTAGACCACCTTCACAACTAGGAATAAGTTCGACAGTTATTTCGCCGACTGCATTATAATTAATGTAAGATACAGCAGATGCAATACTTGTAGCATCTTCTGGTATATCAAATTGATCATAACCACAACAAAGAACGTCAATAGGAGTATCTGCTGCAATAGGTATATCTTTTCTGATTACTTGTTTGTTGTTGTCAGCATCATAGTAAGTAGTAGAATTAACCCAATATGCATCCTTATCAATAACAATTGTTACCGGATAAGAAGTATTAGTTCTATTAATATATTGTACAGTCCAATACCTACCAGACAATTTAGATTTTATTTTAAACTTAAACTCATTATAGATAGTGAGTTCTTGATACTCTTCATCTTTGATTATAGAATAATCTTTAATGCTTTCTCCTTGTTTAGCAGCAATACCACTACCACCAGCTTTAGAGAAGTTATTCAAGGTCATATCGTAACCATTCTTACTATAGTCCTTCAAATACCATTCTGATGCAGGAGTATCGTTAGACAAACCTTGTCTTTTAACATTATATAACACGGTAGGTTCTAGATACTTATCTAGATCATAGTAAGCTATTACTTGGTTGATCTAATCTGTAGTAAGTACTTTGTTAGAGATAACTGTCCAATACCAAGCGACAGAAGAAGTTTCAATTATATTGTTGCTATCAGATAAATACCCCTCAACAGAAAAATGGCTTTCAGCATCTATTCCTGTAAAAGCAGAAGCCAGATATGGATAGTCATTTTTATCTCCTAATATATCATTCACAACTTTTCCTGTAGGAGTTCCTGTAATAGAAACTCCAGTAGCCGTATATCCGTATATACCAGTTTTCCCTACAACATTGGCAGCAGTAACGGTACTTCTCAATAATCTAGTAGAGTATCTAATTTGATTATTATAGATATTAGGATAGGTACTTCCTCTATCGGCAACTTGATGAATCATACTCACCACCGTAATCTCATTACTTCCTCCCAGCATCTCCTGCACGGTCTTGGTGGAAGTAATCAGGTCATCAACTCCGTCCGTGACGAAGGCGCCTTCGAAAGAGGGGATTTGAGTGATAGTTACTACATCATTACCATTATTTGCAAAACCACAATTTGTACCATCAGAACTGCTTTGCACATTGTAGCATATAGGTAATTCATAATAACCATCTTGAGCCATATCTATAGAATGTTGAACACCATCACTTGATCTATAATAATATCTAAAATGATAAGTTCCGCTTAAACCGCTGACTTTTATTTTAAACGATGGTATATTTTCAGTCATTGCTGGATATGGAATTAATAATTGCCCTCCAATACCAAATACAACCTTACTATCGCTTACGGTTGTTATATTCTCTGTATATGGGAAATATTGGAAAGTAATTTCATATTTTCCAAACCCACTATTGAGCTTGAAAGCTGCGTTGCTAATGATGAACGGATTACTAGCATCAACCAGATTAGCCACAGTGTCTCTATCCTTATCTTGATTAGTTTTATCTCCTACAATAACAACAGCTTTTAGTGAAGCCAATACTTCTGGTTCAATATATGGACGATCACCTTCCATCGCGCCAATCTTCCATTCTCCTAAGACACATGACCCAAGTCTAGTAAATAAGCTAATACGAACGTAACTGTTACTGAAGTTCGTAAAGTCTATGTAGTTGGTATGTTCGAAGTATTCTGTATAACCTATCTCACCATATGCTATGATAGTTACTTCAATCTAACCTATATAGTTAGCTGGTTCTTTGTAACTGTCATCAGGACGCAACCATCTGGTTAATCTAGGGAACACATAATATGCCTAAGGATTAATAAATATTGGATTATATAATATTGTCTTCATCACTTATCGATCGTTAGAATCTATTTACGCAATCTTCCATCTCTGTAAGACACATGCACCCAAGAATAATCATATTCGTTAATTAACTAATCGTACGGTAAATTGTCTTTAATGAGATCGAATAACTTCTTATTCTCTTCCTTACTACCAGCAGTTATGTCGGCAGCTTCTCCTAATGCATGTTGACTAGAGGTTGCACCATTAACACTTCTATTTACTTCAGGACTACGATAACCTGAAGTAACTATAATAGGTTTACCATACAACTCTCTTAATGGATCTAGCACATTATCTACTAATGTATTTAGATTCTTTATTGCAGTTTCATCAGGAGTATTATCTAGTTTCTTAGCTTCAGCTGTACTAGACTTAGTCAATTCTTTTAATGTAAAATATTTCATATCAACCACAATATTAAACATATAATACCTACTTGGATAACTTGACCTATAAAGCCACCAATCATAGTAGCAAGCCAGTCTAACCAATCCCATTTATTACCATACTGTTTATCTTTAAATTCCATACCTGATGCTAGACCAGCTACGAATAGTATGGTAAACAAAGCACCCGGAAGTATTGCGTACTTCAGGTGCTTCATTCTATTACTTTCTTTTAACCATTTAAGCTGCATATCTCGAAGTTCTAGGTTGAGCGTCATAAACTATACTACCAAGTAAATCAGCAGCTAAGTTTATTCCAAACTCTTTGTTAGTATCATCCATTTTATTGAGCTTCTAAAGGATTTGGATCTACATTACGTAGATCCATTCCAATAGTTCTCTATCACTTAATCTTTTCAAATCCATATCAGTCAGTCATATTAGTAGCCCATTGAGCTGGTATACTAGCACTATTAGTAATGTTACTCTTCTTCATGAATGCAAATACATTCTGTTTATTAGTATTAGTTAAAGTATTCAACCATGTCCAGAATTCTGGTACTGAACCTGTAGTATTACTTTGACCATATAACAGACCAGTAACATTAGTAAGTGTCTTATGTCTAGCTTGAGTAAATAGATTAGATCCAATCTTCTTAGGACCTTGTCCCATCCATCCACCAGCATTATTAGTACTAGCTAGAGCATATGATATATTCTATAGAATATAGTTATACTAGAAAGTAGTATCACTCAACTGTTGTACATCATTTGCTGATCCCTAGAACGTAGCATCGTAGAATAGATATGATATATCAGTAAGAGCTAAACATTTACTAAGTAAAGTAGACGGTATTACTACCTTAGCTGGTATGTATATTCCTCTGAATAAACCAGAAACGCTTTTCAATGATATATTGTTAGATAACATATCAGAAGGAAACATCTGTCCATTATTACTATCATCATTCCAAGTATACGGATTAATGCAATAACAATACGCAAACACATTAGTTAAACTGGATATGTTAGTAAGAGTTTTGAATATTCTATTTGGTATTCTACCATATATACCGTAGTTATATCTTTGCACTTCATAAACAGTTTTTCTACCACTACCATACAATACATTCTATATGTTAGTACTAGCTGCATCAGCACAATACTTAAACAGATCAGAAGGAACGATATAGTTCATACTATCTAATCTAGTTTGATTCTGCGGACTCATTGGATAACGCATATCATCCTGATTGAAGAACTCTTCTGGTATATTAGGATCTACATCAGTAATAGAACCAGATTGTATCTTACTATACAATGAACTATTTTGTATTAGATCTCCTAATCCATATATACCGTCATAGTAATCAATGTTCCATATCTTCTTATAAGGACTATAGTTAGGATTCTTTATTACTCTACGTATATCCTTATTTGGATTATCAATATACTCTGGAGTAGTTCCTGGATTATTAGGATCATATACAGGATTAGGTATCTGATCTCTAGGATCATATGCTGAATTAACTATATACTCACTTATATTATAATTCTCATTAGATATAAGTAAATCTCCTGCATCTTCAACAGTATTTAATTCTACTTGCTTTCTAATGTATCCTTCTGCATTAGGGCTAGAGAAGTTTGCCAATGCATATCGCATATCAGTTATACTACTTCTAACAGCTTTTATTGATTCGCTGTAATCAATAGTTTGTGGAAGTACTGCATCAGGATCGTGTTTTCCTTCTTCAGTTATACCAAAGTTTTCAGTTATTCCTAGTTTAAGTGCATCTGCATGACTCCAACCAGTAGAGGCTCTTACTACATCTCTTTCCATATAAAATAAACCATATGGAACTCCTCCTTCTTTTGTATAACTTTCCGAATCTTCATAGAACGCATACGCAACATTTGTAAGTTTACAATTGGTAAATCCCTTACCTGTCAACTTATACTTTACTAATTGATTTCTAAAGCAACCTGTTATCTGTACTAGATTTGAACAGTCCTAGAAAATGTTTCCCGGTAGTTCGTATACTACTCCACTAGAATTAGGAACAGTCATATTAGCAAAGAAACATGGGCACGCAATCAGATTAACAACACCTTTAAATACATCATAAGGATATGTTTCATCAGACTCTCTAACAAATACTCTATTTATACCAGCACCATGAAAACATGTAGCAGCCTAATCTGGAATCTGATTAGTATCTTCTGTATTACCTATGTATTGTAAAGTAAGTTTAATCTATCTAAACATACTATTGTGTATAGGGAAATACACCTTGTCTCCATCATTAGAAGTTATATAGAAACATCCTAATAATTTAGTTATTTGCCTAGAGAATAAATTACTACTATCAAATACTGAATTACCACCAAATAGATTAATCAATGAACCTTTAGCTTTGATATTTCTGAAACTCCAACTAACTACTTTTAGTTTGCTATTATAAGCGAATAACGGACTATATATTACACTATCGTCGGTACTTTCTGTATCGAAATTAAACCAACAACCATTGAACATATTAGCTATAGTATCTAGATTGGGAAGATCTCTTAATAATTTAGATGCTCTAGCATATGCTCTTCGTCCCTCTGCTACTTCTGTTGAAGTTAAAGTTTCATCACAGTTATCTACAAATACTACATTACTACCACCGTAATTGAACATGCTAGACAGATGTGCCAATTGTAAATATTGGTTAACACCTATCTATGCAAAGAATAAATCATCTATGTAGAAATTGCCAGCATTAGTTTCGAACATACTGCTACAGGATACTAACTTCTTCAAAGGGCTTAATAAACCATTGTATTCAGTGATTGTATCTCCAGTGTGAGTAGGACTATACATAGGACCTGTCAGTCTAGTAGCATAGAAGGCACGCTAAGCATTAGTAACATTACCACAATATTTAAATGTGTCTCTACTTAGAGGATTACTAAAATCTGTAATTACATTTGAACAAGAATGAAATATAGAAACAATGTTTTCGACATCATCACACATGTTCAATATATAATATACATCATATATGTTTACTTTAGTTCTTACAAAGCAGCTACTTAAATTAGTAGTACCTATGGATATATTAGTCTCTAATCCTTGATTGTTATCCCACTATTCCTAACCTTCTGTAGTATCTGTATCTGGACCGTACCATTGCCCTCTAGTTGGTTTAATAGTCACGTCTTCTAGTACATCGTGTATAAAGAAGTTAGGACAAGTATTGAATACACTTCCTGAGGTTAGTTTTATGTGTCCGAATACTCTGGTTAAACTAAAACAGTTATTAAAAGTAGAACTATTAACTGCGAAAGGATTTGTTTTACTATTCTTAAATTTTACATACTTAGAACTATTATAGTACATATACAGATTAGTAAAAGTAAATGGACTAAGATCTAGTATTCTTTCACCTGTAGATGTAGTAGCTACAGGATCATTTCCAAATTGGAATGCATTAATATTACTTGAAGAAATATTTAATGTTTTCAATTTATTGAAACCTGGTGCAAATTCAATTACATCGGTAGTATTTGTATTATCTAGATTCAGTTCTTCAAGATTAGGAGCTCCTACTAAACTAATACTTAAGTTAGCATTATTGCAATTAGATAGTGTTACAGACTTAAGTGCATTAGCATTTGACACATTAAATGTGGCTAACTTATTACAGTTAGGTGCATAAATTCTTTCAAGCTTAGCACAACCAATAATATTGATACTAGTTAAGTCATTCAAATTACGTAAGTCTAATTCCGTTATCTAGTTACAATTACTTACTTCTACAGATTGTAGTTTATTACATCCTGTAAAATCAATTTTACTAATAAAAGGTTGGTCAGCTAGAGTTACCCTTTCTATAGCAGAATTTGTTAAAGTAAGAGTAGATAATGCGGCATTAGGCAGTGCCAATGAAGTTACACATCCATTTGATATATCTATTGTCTTTAGTTTGTTATAGTTCTATACGTCTACTGGAAATGAGTTAACGCCACTGTTTCCTGACCAGAAACTAGTGTTAGACAAGTTAATATGTCTAATATCTGAAACACTTTTACCATCCTATTTCTTAACGAATATAGTAGCAAAGTCTATAGGATTCGATGATAATGTACTAGTATTCTGTATATCTATTTCGGACATACTAGGCAATGACATAGATGTCATAAAACCTTGAAATCTAATTTCATCTAGTCCCATCATGTTACTTATTTCAGACATATTGTTAACAGTGATCTGTGTATTGAAAGATGACAATGATGGAAGATATATGTCCGTATCTACATTTTCTTCAATATAATATCTAGTCTCGCTACCAGCAGCATTACCTATATTTACTGTAAGAATAGCAGGACTATTCATCTTAACAGTAAGTTTAGAATTATTAGTCTAAGCTCCACCACATTTAAATGAACCTTTCTCATTGTAGGGATAAATAACATTATTGTTAGCGAACAAGAATACTCCATCCATAAACGTCAAACGCTTCTTTAACCAATCTCTTACAAAGTCATTACGTGTACCATGCAAGAATTCCACATTAGCGTATGAAGCAGGACTATCTTCATCTTTCTAGTATTTAGTAAGATACTTTACTCTATAGTCATAGTTGTATAGAAGTTCTCCACAGTTTTTCGTTTGCGCGCTAAAGTAATTCTCTACATACATAGAAGAACTGGTTAATAAAGAACTATTAGTTCTCCATAAGTCCCATAAACCATTGTAATCACTTCCTGAATATACACCAGTACTTATGAATCTACTATCTCTTAATACATCCCATAATCTACTAGAATACTCATCATAACCGTTGTTTGGATCATTTTGTTTGATTACTAAAGAGTTTACTCCTGAACTAGCATTTGCATTACTAAAACCATCTATATAAGCGGTTTTAGCTACGTTCTCTTCTCCAGTGTTGCTAATACCATTTCCAGTATCCATATCGTAAAAACAAGGCCACCATTTGTTCATATTAGAATCTGTGAGGGATCCTCCAACGTTCCACGATCTTAATACCATGTTTTTACCTAGAGAGTCAACAAGTCCAAATACCACACATATCATGAAGTATGAATAAGCGTTTCTAATACTCAATCTTAAAGTAAGATCATCAGCTAACGCAGACCATGATTGCTATGCAGGATAAGTTCCTCCTGTTTTCTCATAACCTTTGTTGATAGTATTCCACCTATACTTATCTATCTCTTCACCAGTCATACCAGCTAGAGTAGTAAACAATAACTGTAGTCTCTACCATATATTGTTATCGGTTACAGCTGTAGCATCCTAAGTAGCACCATTAAACTTGAACTCTCCTACGTGTTGGATAACAGTTAAATCATCTTGCATGAACAATGCAGTAGGTTGTATACCTTCAGATGTCTCGATGATATTCGCGTTATCACCAAACTCATATGAGTATATCTATTGTTGATTAATACTACCAAAGTTCTCATTTACCTTATATGCTTCATACTTAGTTATGAATGCTGGAAGTGGTTGATCAACGTACTCACCTGTTACATTCTTAATCTTAGTAGTAAAGTTCTTTAAGAACTTCATACCCATATTATAGTATGCTGCACGACCTAAATTGAATGAGTAGATACCCAACATCTCTTGAGTACTAGTACCGTCAAACTGAATAAGTAAGATTACAGGGAAACCTTCTAGTGTATGCTTAATAGTTACATCAGTATGAGTCTAACTTGGAGTAATAGAGTCTACAGGACGTCTAGCTTCAAGTTCCTACATAGGTGGTGTCTTATCAAACAGTACATCTGCATTATCATTGATCCACTTACCTATGGAAGCATTATTAGCATGAGCACTGTCTACTACGTCAGCCTTCAAAGTAAACTGATTCTCTGGCATCCATGTAGACTTAGGTTGGAATAACTCTGGTCCAATAGTCTTACCTTCATCGTCAGTAATTACTTTGTTAAATGCTATCTCTAAGTTCTTACTTCTATAACCAGTAGATGATGTACCCTGTATCTGTATAGACATTTCTGTAGTAGATACAGCTGAACCACTTGATGAATCTGGATCGAAATAACTGAATGTACAACCATTGTACATAGTAGTATTAGGACCAATAGCTTCATATACTGCTTTAGTAAAACCAGAATTAGAACAGTTTATATATACTACAGGCAATGGTGGTTTTCTATTAACATCACCAATCAAACTATTAAAGTTTAACTTCGCGTATGTACCAGTTGAATCATCCCATAGAGTTGATGAACTACTATTCTCTGTAATACTAAAGAAGTTCTTCAGTTTAAGGTTGTTATACTCTACGAAGTCTACTGAACCTGTACTAGTTAATGTAGATCTAACTCTTGCATTAAGAGCATTGATAACTATCTGTTTATCGTTCAATGGACTTCTAAACAGATTCATTTCATAGAACTCTACATCACTGAAGTTAGAAGGTCTATCATTCTTATAAGTACATGCTAAGTATATCTTACTTGAGGTATTCCATGTAAAGTTATCCTTGATCTCTCTAGCTACATTCAATACACCGTTAACAAAGATCTTTACTTCTTTATTACTTTGGTCTACTACGAAGTCTAGAGTATTAACAGTATTCTGTTGTATCTTACAGGATATACTTTCCTTAATAGCTCCATCAGTATACTTCCATACAACGTCTTCTAGACTTACTATAATACCTTCTTGGAACTCTCCATCAGATGAATAGTCACCGATATAGAATACAGTTCTATCATTGTAAGGATGTAGGTCTGATTTAAATGTAGTAGATAATGTAAACCCTAATCTGGACCAGTTATCATTAGTAGAAGTAGCTGCTGCGAATGGCTATAGATCAACTACAGCATATGCTTCACCAGACAGTCTCAACTTACTCTAACCATTCTCATTAAGGAAACCAGATAGTATACCATTAGTATCATATACATTTAAGTTAGTAGTAACTGATTGTTCTTCTTGCTAACCGGGCATGATGAAATTAGGTACTACGCTGGGCCAAACCTTAGCAGCAGTCTCCTATGGGAATGTAGCTTGTTTAATATTCCACTGAGCATACATTGTACTGTTAGGATTCTGTGTAGGTATAAGACTCTAGTCAGCAGCAATAACATTACATCTAAGAACAGTATCAGTAATAGGACTACCTTTTTCAGACCAACATCTTAAAGTAATAATATAGTCTCCTAGATAATTTTCTTCTTGTGGTATAGACCAACTGAATACTTGAGCTTTACCTCTCAACACATAGTTGTTAGAGTTAAAGTTAGTTTCATCTGCATCAAACGTACCTATATCTGTAATAAGTGTTCCTCTCTATATTCTTAGAGCATAATATATAATAGATACACCAGCTAAGTAAGGAGTAAAAGAGAATGATATATTACCAGACTGTGCGAATTCAGTAGGTTCAATTCCTGCTTCTATATCAGCCTAAGTAGTAATACCATCTATCAATACTACTAGAGTTTCACCATCCTCTACCACTACTTTATTAGTAACAGTATCAGATTGAATTATCTATGTATCTACAGAAGTAGTAGCTTGTGCAGATATAGTATAAGAACTACCAGCTGTAGGCGTAGCTCCATCAAATAAGTCAAAGAAGTTTACATCTAACAGTTTGGGTTCTACTGAAGTAAACTTTCCTACAGAATAACTCTTAGATATGCCATTAGTAGTATTAGTAACTATTAGAGATGTTTCAGATCCTAATACCTTATTAGTTATCCTATAAGTGATATTATAAGGCAAACCAATAGTAGCAGTTACTGAAGTAACCGAAGATGTCAAACTAATAGATGATTCTACTACAGTAAGTAGATAAGGACTTACTGATAAACCTTCAGCATTCTCAGCAGTAACAATAACACTGTGACTAGCTGAGTCAGAGAACTCTGCAATATTAGGTATCTCTAATGTTCCTTGTACAGATGAATAACCTACCTAGTTAGATATGATAGTATTACCATCAAGTGATACTGATATATTGTACTTCTCATTAGGTTTCGTAGATGAAATCAAATAGTTAAGTACAATCCTAGTTTCAGTAGAGTATAAGTAATGTACTCCTTCACTAGTAGTAATATTACCATTAGTGAGGCGGATGGAAGCAGTGGAACCTCCACCGCCTCCTCCTCCACCTATAGTACCATTGATTACTACCCAGCTTAGGTTTCTCTTCGTCTCTTCAACCTTATCGTCCATATCAACTAATACCTAGTTGACAGACTTATAAGTCTCTCCTTCACTCAGAAAGTGAGGATCAGTAACCATAATACCAGAAGCGTTTCCAGAAGAGATTATGTCCCAAGTACCGGTAGATTCGTTATACTTTTTTAAATTCATTTTGTTATAACTATTATATCATTACCATTGTTAATTTCTCCATTACCACCTATAGCTGTAGGAGGATTGCTACTACTAGGTATATTCACATTGTACTTACCTGCTTCTGTAAACAGATAGTTAATCTTCTTAGTAGTACATTGAATATTATTAGCAGATATCTTATAGATAGTATAGAAAGGATATCTCTGTCCAGCATTTACTTTAGCTGTAATATCTGTCTGACTAGTCTATGTAATAGTAGCTGGGAAGAAGTAATGATCCCATGGAGTATATGGTGATGGTAACTCTTTATTAGATGTGTGTTTATAACCTGTAGCCTGATTAGTAATGTATACAGGAGCATCAATCTTATCTACTAACTCAAATGTACATAGATGTTTCTGTGTCTTATACGCATCATTACCAATCCAAGTTGATGGGAATAACTGTCCTGACAATTGGCTATCAGAAGTATCTTCAGCTAATGTAGTAGTACCAAATGATTCCTGTAACATCTCTTCTGTTACTTGGATAATAGGTTTCATAGTACTATTAGGATTCTCCTTCAATGGGAAAGTGGCTGCATAAGTATGCTTATGACCACCGATAGCTAATCTAATATTATTGTTCTGGCAGAACTTACTAAACCAATACTTATCTTCAGCTAAAGTATTATAGTTCAAGTGACTACCAGATCTCTCAATCTTAGGATTCTCTACATTATCCCAATAGAAGTTACTAATTACATTCTGAGTGATTATAGTAAATGGTAACTCGTGAGTGAATGCTATCTTCCAATTTTTATCAGAATTCTTATCAATATCATTCTGACACCATGTCTTCATCTTAGAATATACTAGACCATTAGTACTCAAGCCATATACATTCTTTTCAGTACCATCTGTAATCTCAGAGTTAATAGCCATGAAGTGAGTATTACCATAATTGAATGAGTAAAGAGAATCTATAAATACTTCTTTATCCTCTATAGTAAAGATAGGTGGATTCTCTTCATCTATTTCAAAAGTATAGAAGAATGACAAGTTCTTAGGATTAATCTTAGAACTATCACCACCATTACCTAACTGATAGATATTAGCAGGACACAAGTCATTGTTACCAATAACAGGCATCTCTTCGAAATCTCTCATAGCCTGTCTACCAGTATAGTAATCAATCCATTCATTAACACGGTTACCATTCTGCGTCATATCACCAGTGTTAACTGTGAATTCCATCTCTGGTACATTCTCTGCTATGTATTCAGCTGATGATTTCCATATCTGATATTCATCCCATCTGAATCCTTGTTGGTCAGATACTTGAACAAAGGTGAATTCATCTGATCCTTCACGTACAGTAAAATGTAATACTTCACTTTCGTAATTCTCATCTCTAACTACCTTGTAATCGTATACTCCAGCACTTAGATTTTTGATTATTACTTTATGAGTAGTGAATGCTGTACCATCGGTAAACTCAGATCTAATTCTATTATAATACTTTCTAATACCAGATTCATTTTTGAATGATTCTACTTTGTTCCATTCTGATTCTCCTTGCTTCTTATACCATAAGAATTCGTCATGATACTCAGTAGATATCCAGTTAAAGCATCTAGTAGCATTAGGAGCAGTTGCCTGAATACCAAAAGTACATGTAATATAGTTCGGTTTAGTAGTATCTAGTTTGGTTTTATTATAGAATATATTTTTATGCTCATAAGTAGCCTTAGGAGTATAAGATTCTATCATAGGAATAATATCTTTAGTCAAATCTACGAAATACCAATCATTAGCATTATTTCTCTTATCCAACGATTTAGTAGCTTGACTTACTGGGTCCATACTATAATACTTAGTAAATAATCTGTTGGAATTAAGATAAGCATATGGATTATTTTCTTTAGCATCAATAGTATCTGCATCACCGGCATTTTCTTTATTTAATCCCACTAAATCTATATATCCTTTACTTACTTTATAACTTCCTCCAACATTACTATATGGAGATGCTACACTAGAAGGAGTATCACCCCAAGTAAGATAAAACTTTGCTTTAGTATTATCAAACTTAATTAACTGTCCGTCTTTAGCATACCATTCCATATCATAACTGTTTACTTTGATACGAGTAGTATTTGCATCCATTACTGAGCATTGCGCTCCTCTAATAAGAAATGTTTCTCCTTTTTTAATTAGCCCTTCAAGGGGAAGAACTTCCCAATTAGTACCACCACTAGAGTACTATAACGATAGTCCATTTAGATTAATATCCGCATCAGTTAGATTGGATAATTCTACAAAATTATGTGAACAGTAATTATAACTATGTTCATCTGCAGTTAGTCCTCCACAGTATAAACTATTGATATATAATTTCTGTAAATACAAAGAAGTTACATACACCCAACCTGTAGAAGGATCAGTCTGTCCCCCTGTTGGTTCTGCTTGTGGTGTATCAAGTTCTTTCATGTATATAATAAGCTTACCGTCATTACTTACTTTAACACGGTAAGTTTGTCCACTAGGTGCTACAAATCCAATGTAGTCTAGTTTATCTAAATCGTCTTTAGTCATGCCTTCTTCTCCTGGGTCTGGGTCTTCACCTCCACCACCACCAGATTTATTAATCCAGACTAGACTTCCTTCACTCTTGATATAAAGTCTTTGGGTATCGGTACACCACAATAGTTCATTATTTAAAAATTTATCTTGGTTCTCTAATAGATCCGTATACTTACCAGCCTTAATACATAAGTGTTTAAGGTTAGGTATCATCTCCTCTGAGTATGCTGGATACTCTGGATCTCTAGCTGTATTAGTTCCTATATACTTTAGATTAGATTCCTAATACTCTACAGGCTATTCTGGAGTTACTTTAGTAATCTCGTCAGCTGCATTATTAGTAAAGTCACCAGAACTTAACTAGTTATTGAATGCATATTCATACTTCTTTATAGTCTTTTGAATAGCATTAACAGCTTGTATAAGACTCTGTAAATCTTCATTTACATACTCTGGTATAGATTTCTCTGAATCATCTGCCCATATGTCATTAGTATCTAAAGGTGGAGTATCTGATATAACAATGTTCGTACCACTATCACCACTCCCACCTTGTACTATTGACCAACCTCTGTTATTATTTCTGTTTTCCCAACTAGTTAATCGGTAATAAGCCTACTTATCTTGTACGTACCATTCCTAACCTATAGCATCATTATTACTGTTATCTTTACTTTCACTAAGTATAGCATCAGCAATAGAGAATAGATCATTCGTAGTAGGTACTTGTCTATGCCCAGAAACCTATGTCGCATTAACTGCCCCATAGGCTTTAGGGTTATTACTACCAATCTTCGACGGGAATGTGATTATACTCTCTGTCATTTAAAGTTCAGTTTAGCACTAGTAAATGCTCCTGGGTTATCAGAAGTATATACTCTCATTGTTAGTTTAAGTCCAGTATCTGTTACAAATTCTTCCTCGCTATAGTTGAAAGCTTGTGTAACATTATACGCATCATTCTAAGTAATAGTAGTTAGTTTAGGGAAGTTACTAGGATACTTATATACAAAGTATTCATCTCCATCAGTAGTAACATTACTTATAGTTATATTCTAACTAGATACTAACTGTTTCTTCATGTTGCCTTCTACTCCATAATAAGCTGGATATAAGAAAGTAATACTACTTGTAGTAGTTTCTTCATCATCACCTGTTGCAGGTACTAATGAACCATCAATTACTTCATAGCCAGTCTTAGGAGCTTTAAGAGTAATATAGTAATTTGCATTAGTTAATGTTTCCATTTCTACTAGCGGAGACAATTCTCCATCATCAGTTAACTCACTAAATACGTTACTTTCAATCTCTTCTGGGTTCTTATAATCCTCTTTAGATGTCCACATATAACTACCACTCCATTTATATTTATCACCTATCTCACTAGTTATAGATAATGAGTTACTACTGTTACCTGTTCTAGTATTGATCCATGTAGCTATGAGAGTTGGTTTAACTAATGGTAAGTTAGTTTCCATCTCACCACCACCTCCGCCTTTAACTTCGCTCCATTGAGCATTCTGTCTAGCGTATTGTTTACCATCAATAGGTGCTTCTTCTATACCACCACCTTGCTGATATATATTGTAGATAACTCTACCAGTATAACATTCAGGTTCTGTATATGGAGTAAATAGATTGCAAACAGTAGCTAAACCTAGAGGTATATCAGTACCTATCTATCTCTAGCAATGACATATCATTGCCTTTAACATCTACCTATCTTGAACAAAGTCTACCTTATCTAGTAGACTTGTTAGTTCATTGATGCAGATAGATGCTAGAACATCTCTGTAGTTTATTTTAACAGAGTATCTCAATTGCTTATCTATCGCATTTTTCATTAGAGTTGTAACATTTTATAAGTAACACTTCCCACAGTCCAATTATCTACAATAGAAACCACCCTATTTTGATTTGGACTTATCAACACTAACTCATTTACATAACCAGCATTAGATGTTCCATCGAAATCAACAGCAGTATCATTCGGTACTCTTATCTTTGTTAATGTAACAGAACTGTATTTAGAGGGTAATATCACTCCATAATACAAATCTCCAAGATAACAAAAAGCTTTGAAACAACCGGAAAAGTAATTTGTTATCAAAAGAGGAGTATCTGATATATTTGTAACAGTATATGCCGACCATTGTTTTTCAGCACTAGAAATATCGTATATCCAACCACTACCAACACTTATATGTTGATGTGTACCTTTCCCCATTATATCATCTACACTTCTATTTACACTTATATTACCTCCACCTAGTGTTACATAAGAATAACTAGAATTATCTACTAATTTAGTTTGTTCCTTGTATGCACCTTTTATATATGCATTCCTAGCAACTACTTTACCTGTAAGTCCATTTACATAGAAGTTAGGCTAAAAACTTCCTGAATCAGGGCTATCTGGATTGAAGTCCTCATAATTATTAGAACTATCTCCATCACTATTAACACCTTCTTGACTAAACATGTAATTTCCATTAAACACGAACTTACCTAATGTACCATTATCTGCAATCAATAATTTGGCATATACTGCATCAAACTGTTCCATAGGTATCCAAGTAGCATTGTCTCCAAATTCTTCATAGTTATCCTAAGGAGTTTTATTTTCATTTGCAGTACCTAACCAGCTAGTAGTCTTATTCATTACCCAGTAACCTTCTCCATGTAATACATACGGAGCTTTAGTATCTGTAGCTGTATAAGTTACAGTAGCATCATATATACCAGCTGGGTATACTATTCTACCATCTCTACCGTCTTTACCATTAGTACCGTCAGATCCGTCAATACCATCCTTTCCTCTGAATAAACTCCATGTGTATACCATAGGATCCGTACTTTCAGTAGCTGTATTATTATTCACTGATATACCTATATACTTAGTATTATCATTAGGTATATCGTATATAGTGCTACTAGATGAAGTAGGTAAAGTATCAGCGTACTTGATCCATGTGTATAATGTTTCACCATCGTCACCCTTTGGACCAGCTACGCCTTCTTCACCTTTTATCTTAGACCAAGTATAATCATCAGGATCATTAGACTCTATAGCTGTATCTTTATTGTACGCTAAACCGATATAGTCCTTACCATCTGGGAAGTTACTTATACCACCACCACTAGCAGTATCAGCATATCTAATCCAAGTATAGTAAGTTCTACCGTCTTCACCTGGATCACCTTTAACTCCTTGTGGTCCTTGTTTACCAGTATCACCCGTATCGCCTTTGTCTCCTTTATTCTTCTACCATTTATATACTAATGGATCTTGAGGGTCAGCTACATTATGGTCTGCACAAGTACCTATGTAAGCTTTGTTGACAGAACCAGATACTGTAAATCCTATTACTTCTGTTACTTCTCCAGATTCATTAGTAACTACACCATCTGCGAATGCTATGTGTACGTAAGCTGAATCTCCAGCAGGACCTTTAATACCACCTACATTGTTCCATGTTAATCCATCCCATACGTATAGATCTCCATTTACTACATATGCATCACCTATGTTAGCTGATTCAGGAAGTTCTTCTACTGAAGATACACTACCTTTAATATTGATAGAAGTACCATCTGCACCATCCTTACCGGGTTCTCCTTTCTCTCCCCATTTAGCCCATAAAGCCGGAGTACTAAATTCACCCCATGTATTGTTCTGGTACTTTCTTTGACATACCCACTCATACATGTTATCTGCATTTACTCCACTAGGATTATCAGTCCAACCTTCTGGTACGAAGTCATCTTCTTGTGATACATCTGTAGGTCTGTCAGGGGCTTGGTTTGTAATAGTTCTTTTATAGATATACTCTACACCATCACCGTCTCTACCATCTGATCCCCATTTAGCCCATATTGTTGGAATACTCCAATCTGACCAGATATCGTTTGTTTTAGTTCTAACACACATCCATTCGTATTGCATAGTAGAACTAATACCTGATGGATGATCTGTCCAACCAGCTGGTACATCTCCATCTACATTAGGACTAGTAGGTTTATCAGCTTCAGTAGGTTGTCTGTTAGAAGTACAATATATGAACTCTATAGATTTACCATCTTTACCATTCTCTCCATCTTCTCCAGTTAGTCTTACTGGGGGAGCCCATACACCATTGATTGAACCTGTTGGTAGGAATTGTGCCCATGACATCCATATAGTACCTACTAGATTAGAGTCTGTAGTATACCAACCGGTAGGTGGTGTAAATATATTGTTATCTGGATCCCAGCTACCTCCTGTAGGAGTAGTAGGAGTTATTTCACTAGATGTAAATATAAATGCAGTAAAGTTAGCTGATATACTTTGTCCATCGTCTCCTTTATCACCTTTATCTCCCTTGTTACCTTTTTCGCCTTTCCACTCACGCCATTTACCTAGAGTCTCGTCTGCTGAGTTACTAGAGTTAAATTTGTAGTGTTTGTTAGTTGCAACACAATAAGATATATGTCCTTCATCTATATCACTATCTGGACAAGATCTCATCTCTTGCAGCGTAGCAAATGAATCTCTTGCGAAATTAGGCAATTTACTTCTGTGATCAAAATTATCTATAATCTGTATCATATATCTTTAATTAAATGTTATCTTGTAGTTAGTTACAGTAGATGGAGTCTTAAGTACATATACATAGTACATCTCATTGTTAACTGCTACTTCAGTATGTTCATAGGAATCATTAAGATTCTGATTGTTATAATCCCTAATATTAGTTAATATACCAAATGATTTAGGGTATGCATAACAGTTCTTCTGAGCATTCTATGTAAATGCAGGAGTAGTATAAGTCTTAGTATCTTTAATAATATCACCACTAGACAAGTTCTTAATAGCGTCTTCTGTAGGTGTAAAGTTACTTATCACTACGCCAAAGTATGAAGGATTAACAAATACTGCCTTTGCAGTACCGGTATATTCTACTCCAGCTTTAGTAACTACTACAGTATAAGTAGTATCTGTAGATACATCTAAGTACGTCTTACTAGTCTGATTAGTAGCAATAGACTCACCATTGATCTTAATATCATCAGGAGTATCTTCAGTAGATCCTTGAGTAAATGTCCACCTAACTGTTACTGAAGTAGTAGTACCTTCTTTGTATACGCCACCTCCTGTTACAGTTAACTTATATGGGAACATAGCTTGTTCTAGTCTATCTACTCTAGCTTCTAACTCTGATAGATCTCCACTGCCAGAACCGGATTCTAACCATGTACCGTCAAAGGTAGCATCACCTTTACGCGTAACAGTACCATATGCAATAGTATCTGTACCAGTTAATGTACCTCCATTAATAGTACCACCTTTGAAATATATTGCACAATCTTCTGGCATAATTATAGTTTCACCTCCCAAGTAGAAGTCATACTCAACTACATACAATGTGTGAGCTTCGAAATCATCTTGAGTAAGTATATTGTTCTTTCTCTTGCGTAGTATCTTATAACCCATACCACTATTCTCTAGTGGCGCATACTCCTTATCAGCAAATTTAATACGTAGATTTTCATCAACCATTAAGTCTTCATTATCAGCTGTAATTATACTTAAAGGTTGCCAGTACGATCTATTATCAATACTAACGTTAGCAGGTACGTCCTTAATAGATATAAAGGATCTGTATGCTGAGTCATATACTAAGCACAGTCTATCGTAGGATTTAGCACTATCGTGTAATCCATCTGTTGTTAAGGTTACTTTACCAAGTAATTTTGTGTACTCCATTATAGAACAGTTTAGTATCAGGTTTATTGAAGTCCGTCACATTATCGTCATGAAAGGTAATCTATTGATCTGTCATATCTACTTCTACAGTAGGATAATCAACATAATCAGATATTAGTACTAAGTTACCTTTATAGTCTACAGTAACAAAAAAGAATTGATCTAGAGGACGGATACATTCATTGTTACGCTTGCAACATTTACAACGAGCACACCCCATTAATACATTTCTAGCATCCATTACCTTCATTTGTTTTACTAACATTAACGCCCATTAGACGTGTCAAATCTAAATAATACTGCATTGCTTCTTTATTATGAGAAGTAGCAATAGCCTATTCTAACAGCTGTCTTTTGAACACTAATATCATTATTTTCTACATCTACTTATCGTCTAAGCAAGTGCTACAATAACTATGTAACATCTTAATCTCAGCATTATATAACGTATTAGGATCGTATACGATTCCATCTATGTAATCGCTTACATAATTCTCAGTAGTACAATACATCTTGATATACTTCATGTTACCATCGAAGCTACTAATCTTATCAGATGTGATACTAACTTCATAGTTATATACAGTGGTTATTAATTCTGGCTCGCCTTCTTTAACTATCTATCTTACTGTAATAGTACTGTTAGTGCTGTCAAACACATAGTCTTGGAGCTCAGGATCATCACTGTACAAGTTGTCGATGTTGCCACATTCGTTTACATAAATAGTATGATCTATCTAATCTCCAACGATAGACACATCTGATACTACTTCGAACTTAAGTACATCATCTTTTATATTTGCGTTTACTATTTTATTCATATTATCAAAATAAAAAAGTGGAGTGGGAAGGAATAATCCAACCCGCCCCACTTCGTTATTACAGTAATTTATTATTAGGCTGCTTTACCAGAAATAAATGCTTCGATACCTTTAGCAACGATAGAACTAGCAAAACCACTTGAATGCTTAACATACAATTCAGTAGTAAGCGGAGTAGTTTTGATATATTGGTTATCATTACTCAAGTACAGATTATCATTTTCGATAGTAATGTAATCGTATTCAGCACCTTCTTCTACCATTCTAGCCTGTTCTACTTCAGGATATGCACCAGTAAATACATGACCTTGGTAACCCATGAAACGTACTTCAGCGTCACGTACTTGTTTCCAGTAACCTTTACCCGGTGTACCAGGAGTCTTAACAATAGTAGCACCCGGAATAGCCATCGGCTGATTGCTCAACAGAGCACCCGGAATAGTAGTGTAAAGAGTAGCTTCCATACTAACTACTGAGTATTCACTCAAAGAGTAAACGCCTTCGTTATCATCTTTTTCCATTGCAGTCAAAGTAATAACAGCAGCAGAAGCTTGAGCCTGAATTCTACGATTTTTGTGTTTGTTGATTTTCTTAACGATAGCAGCAGCTAAATCCTCAGCATCAGCAGAGTTAGCGTATACTTCATAAGTATGGGTAAACTGACCCGGTGCTTCATAGATATCTTTGTATACCATTCTCAGTACATATCTGTGACCAGCAACGATCTCAGCATTAGTAAGAGTGATAACAATTTTATCTTGAACAGGAGCTACATATTCACCAATTACAGCAGACGGTTTAGAAGCCTTCTGGATTTCATTACCGAATTTAATGTTAGCTTTCTGTGCAACTGTACCATCCGGCATAGTTACATTGATCTTGTTCTGAGCTACACCTACATACAAAGAAGTAGCGTTTACTGCATCAGCAGCTGTTTCAATGATAGCTCTATTCTGGTCGAACAAAGCAACGTCACCTGCTGAAAGTGCATCAGCTGTAGTATATGATGCAGGCAGATTCTTACCGATTAGAATATAATCTACGTGTTGTAACATGTTGTTTTAATTATTTAGTTTAACAATGCGCGCTCATGTCAACTTAATTCATCTTCTACTTTCCTTATTTCAGATTTCCACGTCGATGAACGCTTATTAATCGTCAGATCTATCTGACTTAGTTGAAGCAGCTTCTGATAGATATAGTCTAACCGCGGCATCAACAATTTCTTGGTGAGTTACTTCAGGTAACTCTGTGTATTCTTCTTTCAGATTACTACCTAAATCTTTAGGATTTCTTAAGTAAGTTACGATATACTTAGTAATACCATACTTACTATCAGTTATCAAGACTATTTTGTTCTCCGTATATAAGCGAACAGGTCTGGCTTGATTATGGTGCAAGTGGTATTCTGACAAACTGTTTTCTAGAATTCTGTCTACTGTTTCTATAGTAGCTTCTAACACGTCTCTTGTCCTAACTACTAAGAGTGGGCAAGCATTAGAATAAATATCAATATAAACTTCTTCACCTACTGTAAACACATAATCTTCAGGATAGTCTGTTAACCATCTATTATCTTCTGTACTAAAGTCAGATTTAGTGTATATCTTCTTACTTACTAAAGTACGTAGTTTATCTGTTATTTCTTGGTTCTGTTGGAAAACTCTATATAATGACTTAACATATTCATCTTTACTCCTATTGATATAATGGAATATCATATCTGAAGTAAGCTTAATAGTAGTATTATATCCCGGAACTATACTCTACAACTATCTCTCGAATGCTATTTGGAATTGTCTTTCGGTCATAATTATTCAGATAATTGGTTCAACTATAGTTTGGTTGATGTTCTTTGAGACTCAATATTCTCTAATGCTAATACCACAGCTCTGTTAATTATTTCATTCATTACATCATCTGGTAAGTCTAATTCACTATCAGGCTTAGTATAATCAAATGGTGTAGGTTTCTTGATATAAGTAATATCAACTGCATATTTACCGTCAGTAGGTTTATACTGATTCTCTTGCATCATGATAGGATCTACATATATGAGTAAATCATTATCTTCTAACACGGCAACTGGGAATTCCACCCATGGTATATTATTATAGGTCTACTTAAATAAACCAGCTGTATTATGATCCACTAGTAAACAATTAGTAGGGTAATTACCATACTTCAATTGAATACCCCATATAGTGAATCTCTCTCCGTTATTATGCACATTCTCTAATAAGAATTCATTATACTCTGTATTAGTAGCAGATATATTCTTATCTGTACGTACTAAAGCATCTAGTTCTGAGATTCTCTATTGAGATCCTTCAAAGCCTATCTTAAGTATATTGTTGCCGCTTATCTTATTACTTAAGATCTCAATCTAAGCTTGATTAAGAAATAAGTCTGTTTCCTAAGGTAGGAATGCAGGAGCACCACCGAAGGCAACTCCCTAAGCATTCTTATCTAGGATAACTTTAAACTAAATATGTGCAGTACGGTTATTCATTATTTAGACTTAATTTCATTAAGTATTGCCATCTTGATGTCACTGTTCTTCTTGTCTTTCAAGTAAGCAATAACATCTTCAAGACCATTACCAATCAAGTCAGTACCAAAGTAATAATTAGCTCTGTTCTTTCTGATAATGTTTTTAGAGATGGCTTCTTCAATTACGAAGTTAATTTCTTTATTAGGATTATCAACCCACTTCAACATGAAGTTCTTAGGTGATTCTTCAATCTTCTCTGCCATCTTAGCTTCTACAAGCTCATTAGACATAGTATCAGATTTAATACCATAGAGTCTCAAACACTTACGCATATCTTCAATAGACATCTTATCCATTTCTCTATATGCTTCACGTTTAGCTTTGTTGATTCTATTGGTTTCTTCTGCCTCATTGTCACTGTTAGTCATCACATAATCAGTAGAAGGTTTAATCTTATTAATACCATCTGCTACTCTTTTATGACTCTTCAGGAACAGATATTGAAGTTCATCATAAGGGTTTTCTGTATGCAGTATAATGCCGTCTCTACCTATCTTACAACCGAAAGTTTTCCAAAACTCACTAGTTGATGACAGCTGTCCTTCTGCATAACCAATTTCTTTTTCTAGACGTCTAGCATCTTCTTCTGTAAGACCTGTGTAACGGTTACCTGATCTTGTCCAATAAGATCCAACCCAATCAAAACACGTAGGCCATTTAGTAATACCAGTCCAAGGATTACTTTTAATAATTTTAACGATTACTTCCATAATATAAATATTAGAATATCCAGTTATAAGGGTTTGGGGCCCGAAGGCCCCTTTGTTGCCAGAGAGATTAACTCTTACTCTGCCTCCATGATAAGTTCACCGCAAGCTCTCGGATCTCTCAACATAATACCCATTTCACCAAGGAAGTATACGGTATAACCGTCCTTACCATTAGATCTCAGAGTATTCTTAGAGTTAGCATAACCAGACGGAGCAACAGCACCACCAGTATACCAAGTTACGAACTCACGACCTTTACGAACTACTTTTACGATGTTAGCTTCACCATCACGTCTACCAAGATCCAGGAATGTTATACGATAAGATTCCAGAGGTTTCTTAGTAACCGGATGTAACTTACGATTGTAAGTCAAGTCATCATAAAGTGGGAAATATTTCAGAGTCAATTCGATTCCATTGGTCATCTTGTAAGTCTTAAATTGACCACCGAAAGTCAAGTTATCACCAGAACCAGTTACGAATACTGTATCAATCAAGTTCATGTTAACAACTTTTTCTTTCAAGATTCTGTCGAATTCTCTCATACCCATTTCACCAGTCAAACCAACAAACTTACGTTCATTAGTACCCAGTACATTGTAAGAAAGATCGAACAAGAAATCTTCCAACAGTTCTGCTGTCAATTCAGTGTAATAACGTCTATTTGATGGAGCAATCTGTTCCAGCAAACCAGCACCAATAAATACTGGACGACCATTAGTACCTTTCAGGTTACAAGAACCATCTTTGTTTACATTGTTTTTCATGTAAACCAACATTCTTTCACATCTCTTATACCACTCACGCATAGCAACCCATTCCTGATAGTCTGCCCACAAGTAAGAAGATTTACCTGTTTTAGGATCTTTCAGGGCGATAGCCATAACTGTAGAATAAGCTGAACCAGTAATATCATAGTTAATACGAATCGTCGTCAGATAATTACGCATTTTGAAATGAGTATTATAGTTCAGGATATCACCTTCTTCACTGTATTCTTCTACAGCAGAAGCAAGACGTGATACTTGGCTACCCGGAGTCAGCAGGTCAGCAGGGATATAAGATGAAGGTTGTCCGTCTGCTACGAAGCAAGTGTAAACCCAAAGGTTACCATCTTGGTAAGGAGCACCAGCTACACGTACTTGGTATTCTTTATCGTCGAATTCCAAGATAGCTGTAGGACCGAACCAGTTATCTTCAAGCCACAATTGGATAGGAGTATTACCCAGACCCGGAGTAGAATCAGAAGTAATAGCAGCACCATTCCATTTTGCATCTCTAATTGTAACTGCTCTATCAGCATCAATCATTACACTCCACTCCCAGCTCGGTTGGTCAATCGTCATAACGTTACCAAGACCACCTGTCAACATATCCAGGGAAGTGTTGTAACCGCTATCCTTAGTTCCGAATACATAAGACAATACGGTAGCAACCTGATATGGATTCTATTGCGAAGCTGCACTGATTTTGGCAGTGTCAATCAAGTCTGAAAACCATTTACCTTTGTATAAAACTAAGTTATTTAGAATATTATTATCCATAAAATACTAGTAATTTTAATTTATTTAGTTTATTATTAATTTACACGCAACTGCTGCGCAAAAGACTTCCACATATCTATATCGCTAGTGTTGTCCGTTTTCTTCGTCTTTCTACTTACTCCAGTTTTATTCAAACTATTTTTGAACTTACTGATAGCGTCACTAGAACCTTCGTTCTTTGCAGCTTTAAGTAGTGTATCGCCTTTCATTGTAAAGTAAGCAGACTCGAGTAAATTCTTTACGCTCTTGGACCAGTCTTTCTGGTACTGTGTCTTACCATCAGCGTCGGGTTTAAAGATATACTCTAACAGTTGTTTCTTATCCTTTTCCGGAATTTTGATACCGCGTATATCTTGCATACCTTTTATTTCGTTGACAACGCTATTAAAATACTCCTGTTGACGTCTAGCAGCTTCCTTAGCTTGGTTTTCTTGATCTTTCAATAGCTGTTGTTTCTTATTCTCTCTGATCTCTTTCAGAGCTTCTAAAGCATCTTCTGCTTCATCTTCAAGTAATCCAGCATCTTCATACTTAGTAAGTTTCTTATCAATCTGCTTGTTACTATAACCTTTCTCTTTAAGGAACTCTTTAAGTACAATCTTCTGATTTACTTCATTATCTTCAATACTAAAGTCTTCCAGATCAAGTTCACCATCAATCTCAAAGTAATCTCTCAAGTTACCACCATTCTTTACGAAATTATCCAGTGCTTCTACTTCTTCACTAGCATATTGTGGTACTGAATTCTCTTCAATTACTGCTTGGAAATAGTCTACTAACTCTTCAGGTGTACTAGGTACTTCATCATCGTCACCCATTTCCCATCCGAATTTCTCTGCCATTACACCAAAGAATGCACTTACTGCATTACTATCTGGTTCATTAGTAGGTTCTTCAACTACTTCTTCTTCGATCTCTTCTTCAGATTCTGGTTTCTTATTCTCTTTCTTACTTTCTTTTTTAGGCTCTTTAACAGGTTCTTCAACTTCTTCTTCCTGTTTATCATCCTTTGTATCCTTTTCTTTCTTAGGATTACGCAATGCTTCCAGCTCCTCGTCTGTCATTGATTCACCTACACCATCTAGGATATCTTCATTATTATCATCATTGCCAGCGGGCTGTGTTTCTTTCTTAGGTACATTAGCTCCTGGCAGGAAGTCTTCAAATACTTCAAAACCGTTTAATGTAATTTCGTCCATAATTATATATAATTAGATTATTTTTTCTTTCTTCCTTTGTGTTTCCACTTCTTAGCATTCTGTGCAAAGATAGCACGTTTGCGTGTCAATGGATTCTTACTATGAGTAAGTTCTTCGGTACTCTTACCTGTTCTCTTTTTTAAAGCATTGAACTTACCTCTGTTTTTCTTTTTGATATGTATACCACCATCCTTATAACTAGGTATCGGATACTGAGGTAGTATCAGTGCTGTGTCTATCAGGTCGCTCATTTGATAGGTCCTCCCAATTTATATATTTAAGTATTACTGTGTTTAGAATCTCAACTAATTCTTCTTTAGTAAATAAGTCGGGGTCTTCTAAAGAGCGCACTTCTATTTCTGATAGTTCTGGAGAGTATTCGGAATGTCTTTTTGGATTAAATAGAGGTTTATTTTCTTCTTTTCTTATTTGCTCCATAGACTCGTCATCTAGGATAAGATCATAAGTACCACCATTTTTGAACTTATTTACATAGTCTTCCTGAGTTAGGATTGCTCTCGCGTACTTCAAGAAATCAGTTTCTAAGTAATTATTAGCCTTAGATATTGTTTTCATACCATATCGCGATTTGAGTCAGTACTAACTACAGGAATCATATTAAAGTCCTTGTTAAACAACTTAGGACTTCTATAGAGATTAAAGATTGCTTTAATGTTGTTAAAGCTTTCTCTAGGAGCTTCTAATAAGTCTTGTCTAAAATTCTTATAGCTTCCCGTATAATTTCCCTTATTCAGTTTACCCTTCTCTTGCAGATAGCTTCTAAACTGATTCATGTAACTCTTGATTTCAGTACCCTGTAATATGTTATTATACATTTCTCTTGTCATATTCGGATACATCGTCTTGGCTTGATTAAAAGGTATAAACTTACTCTTATCTCCAAGCTTCTTTAAGAATTCATTATTCATTCCAGCTGCACCGTCAACCAAGTGACCCATTTCATGAAGTACTACACTATTAGGAATATCTTCAGGAGTCTTTATTATATCTCTATTAAAATACATGGTAGTACCCTTAGCTGGAGTTACCTGAGCAGCTATAGTTGGTCTTTCCATCTATTTATACTGTGGTTCTGGAAGTTTGAAATATTCGTTGATGTCTACGTACTTATCTAGCATACTATCGTACACTTTAAGATAATCTGTACCGTATTGTTCATCAACTTGTTTTGCCCTCTTTCTAGCGTAAGGTTCTTGCATCAACTCATAACTTCTGTTACGCTGATCCGTAATCTCCTCTACAACGCTCTAAGGCATGGTGCTGTAAGCCTCTTGTTCATTAAGGGCTTTACTAATTACTTTCTACTTATAATTAGGATCTACTTTAGGGATATAAGTACTCTTTGGTTTAGTTGCAGATCTTCTGAACAGTTTATTACCACCGGTAGGCATAAACGGTATCAACCCCATTGCAGCTAATCCAGCACCTTCCCAGTCTGACTACTTAATAGAACTGTATATATCATATGCTGATATTGCATCTCCAACTGGAGTCATATTAGCAGCATCTTCAATATCACCTACAGGTTTCAATCCTCTGACGAATGGTTTCCCAGTGAATCTATCAATTTCATCAGTACTATTGTCATAATAATCATCCAACTGACTTTCAGTATACTTACGACCATATCTATCCTTATATAATTTACCCTTATATGGTTGAGGCTCTTCAGGTATTACAGGCTTATTAGATGGTGGTATTTCTCCTCCATCTGCATAGGCTTTGAAGTCAAAATAAGTCTTACCGGGATTCTACTCCCGGTACTACTTCAACTATTGCATCCTATTTCTAAATGCTTGTCTGTCCATAACCTTATTTCTTTACAGGTTTCTTTCCGCCTTTCTTGCATCCCATAATTAATCCTCCTTATAACTTTTAATTTTACAATATTTCAACCAAGAATAATGTTTCCTAGTCTCAGGGTAAGTGTAGTTATCATCATTATTGTGAGCTTCCTCTTCAAAGCTAACATCGTGATATACTACATCTTGCTTGTCAAAGAATCTAAGTAGTCTAATAATACAGTACTCTATTCCATACCATAAGTAAAATGGTAACCATAGCATCTCTTGCATCTACTTCAAATGAATCTTCTCGTGATTATATTCCTTAGCATTTATTTTAGATGCATCTCTAGTAAATATTAAGCCAAATAGATTTATATATTTATAACCCTTAAAAGGTATCCATTTATTCTGTATTACTCTCATATTATTTCTCTCCCGCTACTCTTATAAAATAACAATCTAATTTCTTCATAAAGCCACCTGTATTATCGAGTGCGTATTTGATTGCTCCTTTATCTATTCCTAATCTTCTAGCAGCTTCTCTCATAGAAGGATATTCTTCAATTCTGCCATCCATAAATAAAACCTCTAAACTTACTCCTTCCGGTCTATTACTACAATCACTATACCGTCTAATCTGTCCTTCTGACAAATGGGATTTCCAAATCATCTGTTTATCTGCAGAAACATCAGTAAATCTAGGAATCGTGTACCCATTTTTATATTTACGTTTCATTGCTTCTGACTATTTTGGTTTTGGTTTACCAGTATTAGCCTTTCTTACCCTCTCTACTATTTCTGGAGGGATTTTCTTACCAGTATGAGCTTTGCTTATCTTCTATTTGGTTTCTTCGGATAGATGTTTGCCAGCAGATGCAGCCTGTGGATCAATATTGTATCCAAACTCTCTATTGGCCGAATTATAGTAATCTATGTATTCCTATTCTAACTTTAAACACTAATCCGGTTCACAGTACTCTAGTGCTTCAAATATTAGATATTCTTGATATTTATTCCAAGCATTCTGTAAATGTTGATTGGAATGTCTATTAGCTTTAAGATTTCTTTTATGTTCCTTTAATCTTCTTTCTATATTAATAGAGCTACCAATATATCTTTTATTAGTTTCTTTATTATATATCTAATATACTCCTGCCATAATTATTTACCTCTTGCTGCTTCTGCATTAGTTTTATTCCTTAATGCAGTTCTAGCTTTGATTCTCTCTCTTTCTAGAGCTGCATCATCTTTCTGTTTCTGAATATCCTTCTGAGCTTGTAACTTCTGTTTTTCGAGTTCTATCTTCTTATTCTCGATATCTCTCTTAAGATCCTGTTCTCTCATCTTAGCTCTAATATCAAGTTGTTTAGAAGCTTCGTCTGACATCTGTTTTCTCTCTTCTAATGCTTGTGCTGCTATTTCCATAGTATCTGGAATACCATTATCATTCTGATCCATATCCTCTGTACCTCTATAAGCATTAAGCTGAGCTACCGTAATCTTTGTAGCATTATCAGCATCAATCTTATACTTCTCAAGATCGAGCTTAGCTTCTTCTATCATCAACTCTTCTTCTCTAACTTCATTTTCCATTTGAGCCATTTGCTGTTCACGTTCAGCTTGAGCTTGTTCCATAGCCTGCTGTTGTTCCATACGTTTCTGCTCGATTTCTTCTAATCTATTCTTGATCATATTGACATTATCCAAAGTAATAATCTCAGCTATATCAAGCAGGCTAGCTCCATTCTACATAGCTGGCTGCATTAAATTCTTCAATGCTTCGAGGTTCTGTTGATTCTTAGTAGTATCTTCTACGAATACGTCTAGATCCTCATAGAACAACTGATCTGACAGTGTTATGAATGCTCTAGTTGCATCATCAAATATATACTGTAATGATGTCTTAGTATCCTTCCAAGCGTATCTAGCAGTATTGAGTAACATTACTAATGTCTCTCTCTTTACTTGGTTATGAGTCCAGAACCATGGTTCAGTAATATGAGCAGACTGTATCACAGATCTCTCTACATTACCTACTAATTCATTAGATGAAATAGCTCCTTCTCTCTGTTTAGATACACCAGTAATCTCAGCTAACATAGATTCAATCTTATCCATCAACTTGATGTATTGATCTATAGTATTAGCCATAGTAAGGTCTAAAGCTGTAATTTGGTTGAACTATGATGGTTTACCACCTTCTCTACCGGGTATATCCCAGCCTTCTTCATAAGGGTTAATAAAGTTAACTCCTAGTGCAGACAGGTAATGCATCCACTTAGCAACATCAATATTCATAGACTTAGGTATCTGAGTAATATCCATATTTACTACTTTACCCTTATCTCTAGCCATTGCTAACTCTAACCTATACCACAGTACAATATACATATACTGTAATGGTTTCATCATACTTACTAATGATCTAGGTCTACTGTTAGTATTATTATATACTACACCAGTATAAGGGAGTCTCTGTGCATTAGGATTATCAGCTGATACATGTTGATATTCAAGAGGTTCTATACCAAAGTATAAGTCTTCACCTGCTCTATATCCTTCCCATGTCTCAATAATCCATTTCCATTCTACACTAACTTCCATACCAGTCTCATTGTATGACTCGTCTACAATATACTCTACTGGTTCCCCTGTTTCAGGGTCAGCTATAGTTACAAATGCTATCTTTCTAAATGACTGCCAGCAACAGTGCCATACACTTATACTACTAGATGAATCGAATGGATTAGTAGTAAAACCGTTAATGTTGTGCATCTTGAAGTGTGGGAAGTCCATAGACGTCTTTCTTACTTCAGGGTTAATACCACCTTTAGCACCATCTTCCATCATGTCTAACAGCTGATTTAACTGCTTCTCAGACAGTTTATCATAGTATCTATCATAGATATCTGTAGCTGATAGTTTCATCTCATATACACACCATTGTGCATCATGAATGAACTCTAGATCAGATGTATCAGTATCATAATCAAAGTAAAGAGGATTGATACGTTCAAGGCATGGATTACCATTCTGTATACCAACATAGTATATCTCTTCACCACCTATTAATGCATCTTTCCAACCTTTATAGAACTCATGAGTAATATTCAGCTTATTTTTCAAGTAGTTAAGACTATGATAAGCAGTAATCTCTGCTATATCTTTATAGTCTTTACTCATGTATTTCTGTATCTGTTCAGGAGGCATAATCTCACCAGACTGTAAAGCTTGCTGATATCTAGCTTGTTCTTCTGGTCCTAACTTACTCATGATACTAGCCTGTATATAGTCTATTAGCATCTACTTAGCTTTGTCTTGCATTTCGCTAGTAGCTATATCACTAGTACGTACCACTTTAAAGTTAAACGGTCTCTTAGTCTCCTCACCAAGTAATAGGTCAATTTTAGGCTTGATTATATTATAATCCTAAGCCATTGCAGGGAATCCATCTTCTTGCTTGAATGGGTTTGTAACATACTTTAGATCCTTCTCATTGTATATACTATTATACAGATCATAGTATGTCTACATCTCTTCCTTGCGAGTTCTGTTATTACCATTTCTAGAGCCACCCATACTCTTTCCTACTATGTAGTCTACACAAGACTCTCTCCAAGCTTGAGTCTTCTTAGACATGGGTAACTTCTAAATAGGGAACTGATTAATATTCTTCATAGTTAAAACATATATGCTTCTAAATTATCTGTGACTTCATCGTCATGAAACCACACTTGAGTAAAGATAGGTCCTTCAAACAGCACCCTATTCTTATTCTCTTTTTTCTTTTCTTTAACCTTGAGATTATAGAGCTGTTCTCTATAGATCATTACTTGCATCAACGCCATGACCCTATCGAAGTTTCCTGTGTCATTATAGCTTATAAGTTCTTCTAATAGCGGCTCTGATAGTATGTTGTGTAAGTTCTTCTTACCGGGTGCTTGTTCTTCATTTAACCAGTCTTTGATTAAGCCTTCACCCCATTGCTTAATCTGTTTGTTCATGTGACAACCCTTTTTTCTCTATACTTTGGAATTACCAACTATATCTGATATGATATCTGGTTGATCAGCAAGTAAGTAGTCACAATGCTTAGCTGTGAAGTATGGGAATAGACCTTTACGCTCATTCTCATACATTATTCTACCATTGTAGTATATTGCTAGTTTACGCAGGTTCTCGTAGTATTCTTCTGCCGTCTAAGGCCTTCCAGTGTATTCAGCGACTATTATATCATAATAATTCTCAAAGCTCTAGAATCGCTTGTAAACGAACGTAGAGCCCAATGAATTAGTACCTGACTAGTCATGGTCATACGGGTCTACCCCAAGTATGTATAAACCTATAGGGGCATCTGGTACTGGGTGTTCCCATATTACTATAGAACCAGTTGGGTCATCGTCTCTCTTCAATGGGTAATGAGTTATATCTCCTAACTTCTTAATAACCCATTTAAGGGACCCATCTGTATTCCATACCAAGTCACCTACCTACTTATGATTACTTAGGTGTTTATTGATCCTAATCTTGGCTAATTGCTCTTGTAACTCCTTCTTAGGGAAGATATTACCTCCGAACTCCAAACATGCCTCCTAGGGCGTTATACAGTGCTCTGCGACGTATCTATCTACTGCTACAGAGTTAGTCGCATTTTCTATTACTTTTCTACGATCTGTTAGTATATACTCTAGAGATTTCTTACGTAATGTGTTACCATCTACATCCATATATAGACGGTTACCTTTATCATCACGGAAGTCCATATTAGTATACTGTGGTATAAAGAATCCACATTTCTTATCAGATGGAGTCTCATCCCATATGTTATCAAAGCCTAGACAGTTATAACCATCTGGGTTATAGAACATATCTTTAAGAGTCTCAAAATGGCTATCTTCATCACCACCAGTACCGAATGCAATCATAGTACCAAATGCCATACCATCCTGTTCTACAGACGGTCTAGCAATCTGCCATGCTGCACCTAATTCAGAGAAGGAACCAGCCTCTTCGAATATAATAAGCTTACCTGCTTTACCACGTACTACGTCTGGATTATCTTTCAAAGTAACACCAATAATCTCTGATTTGAAACCTAATTCAACCTCATTACCATACTCGTCCTTAGTATAAAAACCAGCACGTTTACGCATTTGAGTATTCACAGATCTCTTCTTACCCCAAGCTGTATTCTTGTCTATAAAGTCCATATAGTCCCAAGCCTTAGTAAGTATACCATCCTCAGTAAGGTATTGCTTATTACTAGCATAGATATACGTCTTACTACCTGCAAACAGATAGTAATTACGACATGCCATAGCTGCATTCTTATATGAGTAACCTTTACGTCTACTCTTTAATGCACATAAGTGTTTACCTTCTGTTTCAGCTTGTTCTACTGCCTAGAAGAAGTAATAGTCATAGTCATAGAAGTCAGGGAACTGTAGATCACGTGTTTTCTTTATCGTAGTAGAACCATCTGCATTAGTAATAGTGTTATAGATGATTCTCTGAATAGGACAGAAGTTTAAATAAAAATAGTTATACCCACTGATAAAGTCTCCATCATCAGCAGTATAACCATACTTACATCTATCCATCTATTCATCCCAGTACGCGAAGAATTCTGAGGTTCCTTCAGGGTACTAACAATAATGCCCAGTAGCTAAATACTATAGCGCTGGGCCTCTAAACTTGTCACTATTTTTGATCTATTTCTCGAAATCTACCATTGTTAACTCTTTATACTATTATACTTACTCCTCTTATAAGAGTGTATTTTTGTATTTAATTCCTCTTCTGTATAAGCAATTAAATATCCATGAGTCTCGTTATATTCTCCTTTGGCACATCTTATAATACAAGATCTATGAAAGCCTACTATATTAGCGGCATGAGTTACACTAATTGCATATATAATAGATTTATCCTTTATATTGTATAAGTAGATAGGCTTATAGTAATTTTGAGCTCTTTGTTTAGATATTTCAGAAATCTTTTGCTTCTGTTCTTTAGTCATCTTCAACCCTAAAACTCCATAATCTCCACCTCTAGTACAGTTATAACCTTCCGTATAAGCTTTATATAACTCGATATACTTTATTTCTAAATCGTCTAACTTCTTAATTAATTCCTCTAAGGTTAGACTAGTATCAGGAATAAATGATTCTAATATATCTATAGTAAAGTTATGAATGCCATGTTTCTCAATAGCCTTATATAGTGGTAAATCATAACGTTTAGTCTTTATATTACTAAAATGATGTTTTATTCTTTTTCTCAACGATACTCCTTGTCCTATATAACACTTATTGTTAATATTATTTTTGAATATATATATACCTGCTAATTTAGGATCAATATCTCTGTACGACATAGTAAAAAATCAATTGGTTGGGGCAGTAGGATTCGAACCCACACAAATCATACCGGGTTAGAGCCGGCGACGCTGCCAATTACGTTATACCCCAATATGTGCCGGGGAATACTTATTGTCCGTCCCCGTCGGACCTTTTGGTTATTAGAACCAAGATTTAATTCTTTGCCACAATGAAGGCTTATTCGCCTTCATTATTGCTTCATGTGCTTCATTAATATCCGCCCAAGCTTTTTCTGAACCCTGCGTAGCGTCTATTGTAATAATCAATTGCTTTTTCATATTTAGTTCTATTTATAACACCTATAACGTGTTGTTTAATTCTAGTTATTTTTTACTGTATTATTTTGCCAACTCATAAGGATTGATCTTAGAATCACCCTTAACCTTAGATGTTGTAAGCTCTTCTGTCTTAACTGCTTTCTCCAAGAAATCTAAAGTAATATAGGATCCTTTTACCTTCTCAAATCCAGCTAAGTACTTCTCGATCTTCTTTTCATCTAGTTCCTCACCTAGAGATTGTTCATAGTAATCGCTAAAACTGTCTAGTTTACGACGCATATTACGTAACATCTTAAGTAGGTTAGTATCGCAGAATTGCTTATATTGCTCTTCACAGAGCAGTTCATCATCAGTAAGACTGTAGTTGACGTCGTTGAATAATTCTTCTTTGAGCTTAGTCTCTATAGAATCAGAGTTCATACTAAGTACATATGGACTATCCCATTTGTTCTTCAATACTATGTAACTGATTACTTTAGTAGCGTGCTCTTTGTCTGCCTTATCGGCATCCCATATCTTTTTAAAACATGGGATACCTAAGGCATCTGAATGAATTATTACTTTACCACCAAGTATATCAAACAGCTTCATTTACTTTCTTATTTACGCTGGATCACATTTAAGATCATTATCGCATGTAACTTTCTGCTTAAAATCTCTGCTTCCTTCTTTAGTTTCAGTGTAGAACTCGTCTAGATCATGGACTGTAGCTGGATCACTAATAACAATTACTTTATCTTTAGCATACCCTGCTTCGTCATATGCAGTAAATACGGTCACATAACTGTTAGGCTCTACGTCAATTATTTCATCATCAGTGATTACTTGCCCTCCTTTATCTACTCTTGCTACTCTATTAGTGAAGTAAAGGTCAATGGGTCTTCTTACTACGTTGGTTTCAGTATCAAATACTATAAAACCCGATTTGCTTATAATTATTTTTTCCATACTATTATATTCTATAACCTAAATAATCTTCCTTAACCAATCTCTGGAGTATCTCCTCTGCTCTCTTCAGAGGCACATTCGGGTTCACATACTCCCGATTCGTCCTGTATCTGTGAATTATCTGTTGAAAGTTCCGGATCTCCTTCTACAGACTCTCCTTCGTTATATTTCGCTTCATACTTCTCAGTTAAACGTTTGCAAATAGTATCAACTTCAGTAGCTCTATCGAGCTCTTTTCCCTCTTTACCAGCCTCAACCATTAAAGTAGTCAATTCATCTATCATATCCTTAGTAAAATCCTCGTAAGTAATAGTACCAGCTGTAATTACCTTATCAAGTACTTCATATAGTTTCTTAATATCTTTGGAAGCCTTGTCTGTACCTAACTTATTAAAGTTGTCAAGCTCTATCTTCCACATCATCAGACTCTCTTCGTGTGTCATATTGTTTTAATTTTATTATTGTTTTACTAATGCAACCAGCTATCCATCCAACTAAGTAAGCGTATTGCTCATTGTGATTAGCGAAAGACTGTGTATACATGCCTAATTCATCAAATATATAATCTGCTGCATGTACAGCCTCATGTGCTTCATCTCCACCTTGTAATGCATCCCAATCTAGTATTATTACTAGAGCTCCTTTAGTTCTGTCAGATTTCTTGGTAACCGGAGCTGTAACTAATACTCCTGTTCCATGCTCTGATTCATAGAGTAAGCTCTTGTAACCATTTGGATCCTCTTCTGAAGTATCTTCCATCTTATTAAAGATGAATATCTTATCTAGTCCTTCTACTTGTCCAGCTACCCACAACATTCTAGGGTATATTACTGGGTCATACGCATCTACTTTTGGCATCTTCTTCATAACGTTTCTTTATCTTTATTTTACCTAAGTAAGCAAACATGACGGGTTTAGGGTCTAAATTACTTATAGATTGATTCGCGAACTTAAATGGACTGTTGCATATTACTTCTATTACTTGATATGGTATATTATACTTATTACTTAATTTAGTATATATACTCGTCTAGTTTCTCATTCCAGTCAACTTTCTTGTAGTATTTACATTTCTCAACACTACTGTCAATATTTAGAGTATTTGGTCTAATCAGGTTAATCACAGTAACTACTTCATTCCAATCCTTAGTAGAAGCTAAATTATATGATATACATCTTAGTTTGTTACTCTCTGATTTACTATACTTTTTGATGGGTTCATATACTATAACATCAGTAAGTGCATCTGAAGTAAGGAGCTCGGTTCTCTGCCCTACTACAGAGAACCTGTTGAATGCCAATGCTTTACCCCTTAATTTGTGCCATAATCTGTTTAGTATGTTATAGTCTTTCCAAAGTATGATTGAACCTGCATCAATTAGCAGTGATCTCATCTTCATCTTTCTTTACTTTTAGTATTATTGTTACTTGTACTCTATCTCCGATTATCTCTGGAATCAAAGCTTTATTAACATGTACTTCATTCTCTCCTCTACCCTTCTGTAGTATACCCTAAGCCTTAAACTTAGCTATGTACCTACTTAAATTATCCGGAGTAATGCCTAAAGTACGATTAACATACTTTCTATTCTCAGTAGATATTACATTCCTATCAATGTTAGGGAGTCTAGGAGTGTTAACATCTAACTCTATTAAGCAGGCTAACAACTCCATTTCCCTATTAGTTAAGTCAAGTATACCATTAAGACTTTTTAAGAATTCCATTAGTAATTCGGATTTAGATACCGCTTTTACTAATTTATTCATTGGTCAATTCGTCTTTGATTCTAGTTAATACTTTAGTAAGATTGTAATAAACGGTTTCAGCTTCAACTTTAACACACGGTTGAACTTCACCTTTATCAGCCTTTTTCTTCATCTCTTCGTAGTCCTTAGCATAAGTATCAAGAAGAGTGTCGATAAACTCAACAGTTTTATCAATCTTATTATCTCTTGGTTCGATACCAACCGACAAAATACCTTCACTGTACATGTCTTCAGCTGTTCTTTCATCGAGCATTGCAGATCTAAAACCGTTCTCGTCCTTTACATCTATAGTAAAAGCACCGAGTTCTTCATCCCAAGTAAGGCTATCGTTTGCTTTGAAAAAGCCAAAATCTCTATTAAAAGTGTACTTCATATTAATCTCTATTTTTATTACCGAGTCCCCATATGGCAAGCCATATCATGGAAAAGCAGAGACCCACAACTATTATTTTTTCCATATGCCTAATAAACGCTAGAATGTTAAAATTGTTAATAGCTTTTAACATTTGTTAACAATTAATTAATATATAAAAAGAAAGCCCGACTTTCGTCGAGCTCTCAATATGTTAAACATATTTAATAGACATATTACTTAACGGCAATAAGATCATAAGGTTTCACTAACTGAGTATCTTTTACTAGGTCAAAATACATTGCAAATTTCTTATTATAAGCAACTGTATCACCTACTTTGAACTCAACATCCTTTAGATGTGAAGGAATCTTTAGTACGATACCAGTAGCCCAATCAGATTCTACCTCTTTTATCTCTGTCTTAGTATCATACTCGTTAAATCCTTCTTCATCTACTTTACCATTAGGTACTTGTTCTGTAAACTCCTTAGTAACCATAATTGCAGGCAGTGGTTTAACCAACACATCCTTTAACATATTCCACTTAATGCCGTCAACTACTGTTTCTAGTACTTTATCTTCCATAATATTTTAACTTAGTTTATTCCCTTATAACGTATTATTTACTCTGTGGTTCCGCTTTAATCAATATATTTCCACCATTAGAAGTGCAAAAAGTAATAGCTCTCTAAGGGCACTTCTTACCATTAAACTCACAACCATCACAAGAACCTCCTCTAGCCGGTTCTATGTAGTAAGATGTTCCAGCTATATCAACTGGAGTACGCTCTTTAATTATCTCTGCTAGTTCTGGATCGTATATCGTCATATTACCTCCTTATTTCACTTCTACTAATATGTAACCCTGAGTACAGTAGTCTGTTACTTTCTTAGTACATTTACCTTTGCCTACTAAGGAACAACCGCTACAACCTAAAGTACTTCTCTCAGGTGCTAAGAAGTACTTCTTATTATCATAATCTATATACTTACCAGAGTAAGCTGTATTGTTATTTATCTTTTCCATAATCAACTGTTAAATATACCTATATCAAACATATCATCGGGAATATTAGCGATATAAATAGATACCGTTACTCCACCAGTAGTCCTAAAATCTATAGTAGATACATCCTTAAACTTAATATCCATCTGTTCTACCATCTTACTAAAGGTGTTTTTACTAACGTATACACTTACTTCTTTAGAGTAAGATTTCAGTAATGGACTTCTAGATGATAATTCTGCATCTACTGCATTCTCTATTAACTGTAATAACTTATTTTCTATCTTAATCATAGTTATACTTTAAAGTAATAATCTAAAGTAAGAGTAGTTGTATGTTAAACCAACTATATACTACTTACTTAGTAACCCCCTTACCCCCATATAAACGTCTAATACCTGTGTTTGGTTACCTATTTGTTAACAATTATTAACAATGTTTAGAGCTATTTAACAGTGATTATTTAACATTATTTAACAAAAAAATTATATAAAAATTTTTAGGGGAGGTAAAATTTTGAGAGGTGGGTTGCGTGCGAGAAGCTGCAACCAAATC